AGAAATTTTACAGAAAGCAAAGGAACTGGTTGAACTTCTGGAAAAGCAGGAAGAAACCGGAAAGGTTGAGTTGTCAACGCTGAAACGAGGAGAAGTATTTCAGACCACTGGAAAGCGTAAATACAAGGTTCTGGAACAGTATGGAGATACAACAAAAATTATTTCGCTTGATCTGGTGAAAGAAAATGTAGAGTTTGGTGATACCTCAGATTACAAAACATCAAACGTAAAGAAACTGTGTGACACTGAAATTCTGAAAGACTTCGAAGAAGAATTCGGGGCAGAAAATGTCGAAACACACACAGCAGATATTATCACTGCGGATGGACAGAAATTGGGGACTGTTGATTGTAAAATCCGTTCAATTACATTTGATGAAGCACGAGAATACACAGATATTACACCGAACAATGATCTGAACGACTGGTATTGGACATTATCGCCATGGTCAACGGAAGAACGTGGATGGAAAAAAAGTATTACTATTGTTTCCCCTTCGGGCTATGTCAGCGACGACAATTACGACTACGGGTTTGGTGTTCGCCCAGTTTGCATCTTAAAATCTAATATCTTTGTATCTAAGGTGGAGGAATGATTATGAAGAAAAATCTGAAATATTTTGAGGATGAATTATCCAGATTAAGTAAAGAGTTCGCAGAATTCAAGAAAAAGCACATCGGAAAGCCGGAAATCGGAAAAGCTATTGAACTTGCTGGTATGGAATGGCTGATTCTGGATAAGACAGAAAAAGGATATTTTGCCATTTTGAATGGATTTGATGGAAAAGAAAGAACATTTGATTCAGCTTCAAATAACTGGATTTCAAGTAAACTGAGAAATGAGTTAAACACTCGTTTTCTTAAAAAAATTACGGACGAGCTTGGAGAAGATGCAGTTATTGAGTTTGATCGAGATTTACTTTCTATGGACGGACAGACAGAATATGGACATTGTAAAGATAAGATTTCGATTTTGGCGGTAGATGAATACCGAAAATATCGTAAATTACTGCCGAACATGCCGAAATGGTGGTGGCTGATTACGCCATGGAGCACACCAGTAAATGATTACAATTCAACGCTTGCCGTTGTTTCGCCTTCTGGCTTTGTCCTCAACTATGACTACGACTTCAGTCTCGGTGTTCGCCCGGTTTGTATCTGTTCTTCTTCAATCTTTGAATCAGGAAATGATGATTGATGGCAAATGAAGATTTAAAGGTAATTCCATAGTCTGGATTTGTATATTGAAAGGAGAATGAAATGAGATTAATTAGTCAGACAGGAGATATTGATGTGCCATATGAGAGCAGTGCTATTGCTCGTGCAGATGGACTGATTGTTGCTTACTCCGTGAATTACGATTCCAAGAGAATTGTTATGGGAATGTACTCTACGGAAGAAAAAGCTAAGAAAGTCATGAAAATGTTGCATAACACATATACTGGAGCATTCTTTTCGCGGAACATCGAATTTCCAGAAGATGATATAAAAAAGCTGATTTATATGGCATCGACAAAAGGTTTTGGAATCATTAAAACCAGTATGGATGGTTCCGAAATGAAATTCGAACCGGCAAACATCGTGTTTAGATTCCCGGAGGATGATGAAGTATGAAAGAGATAGGAAGAAAGAAAATAAATTGGGATTCCATTATAACTGTAGAATTATCACTGAAAGAACTTCAACTGATAAAGGATTCTTTAGGAAAAACCGGTTATGGAACTATAAAGGAATTATGGTATCCAGGAAATCCGCCATATATACAGCCAGATAAAGAAGCCCTTATAAATGCTGCTGAATCAATCTTAAACAGCTATAAATGAAAGCGAGTGATGATATGAAGAGAGTAGATAGCAAGAAGGACTGGGAACAGATAATAACCATTGAACTTCCGTTGAAGCAACTCAAATTAATACGAGACAGTATGTGTCAAGTAAGTTATGCGGAGTTAGAGAATCTAAATAAAGAGAAGGACATTCCATATGCTTACTCTGATTTAGAGAAGTCAATAGATGAAGCTGATGATATCTTAGGCGTATAAATGCAATACACGGAAAGCGAGGTGATGCCATTTGTTCATGCGAGTAATTTCAACAGGAAGTACTAAAGGAAATTGTTACGCTTTGCAGTCAAGTACAGGCGAGATTGTTCTTCTTGACTGCGGATGCAATTACAAGAAAATCCTCAGAGGGATTGACTATCAGATAAGTAACGTTTCTGGCGTGTTGCTCAGTCATGGGCACGGAGATCACACCGAAGCATTCAAGGAAATAATGAATGCAGGCATTCAGATTTACACCAATGACGAGACCGTTGAGGACATGAACATCCGAACAGGCGAACTGATGAAAGGTGTTCCAGAAAGATATCCATTCAATGTAGGTTCGTTTAATGTGATTCCGTTCAATCTCCCGCATACGACCTACGACAAAGATGCAAAAATACTTATTCCGTGTCCGAACTACGGCTATTTGGTACAGCATGAAGAAATGGGAAAACTCCTGTATATGACCGATTTTGAATACTGCACATATAGTTTCTATAAGATGCAAGTTGAACATCTGGTAATCGAATGCAACTACTGTGAAGAATTGGTGGATAGGTCAGAAGCTAACTACAGGCACCGAATAAAAGGGCATTGTTCTTTGTCAACTTGTAAGCAATTCATTAAGGAAAATTGCACAGAATCGCTTCGAACGATAACACTTGTACATTTAAGCGGTCAAGCGTCAGATGCCCGTAAAATACAGAAAGAAATACAGGAAGTCGCAGGAGACAATGTTCTGGTTCAGATTGGACGGGCTGGACTGGAAGTCGACTTGAATTTATGCCCGTTCTGAAAGGAGAAATTTCATGGAAATGACAGATTGTAGCAAATGCAGATTTCGTAACTGCTGTACGTTAGCATGGGATTACGGTTCCCTGTATTGCAATGATTATGAGGAGGAAGATACATGGAACATTTCTTAGAATCACTTAAAAAATTAAAGAAGCCGTCAACTCACAGTAATCCAGAGAAAGTTGACCCATTGTTCTGTCGGTACAACAAGGGTTGGAATGATGCAATCGAAAAGATTGAGAAACTGTTTAATTCATATAGCTTATCGGATATGTGGATTCCAGTAGACGTGAAACCGCCGCCGGAACCAAAACCTAATCATAATTTTAAAGGAGACATATATTTGATTGCTACCGAAAAAGGAACAATTCCATTCAGAGCAATGTGGAATGGAGAATATTTTACAGACGGTTTCGAAAAATTGAAAGTAATTGCATGGATGCCTTTGCCAGCTATGCCAGAACCGTACAAGGAGAACAAACATGAATAAAGTAATTTTGATCGGACGTTTGGTAAAAGACCCAGAAATACGAATGGGAACAAACAATATAACAATTGCCAGATACACACTTGCAGTTGAGAGACAGTATCGCAAAAACAATGAACGCACATCAGACTTCATAAATTGTGTTGCACTTGGAAAGAATGGTGAGTTTGCCGAAAAATATCTGTATAAAGGAATGAAGATTGCAGTTATCGGAACTTGGAGGACTGGAAATTACACTGACAAGGACGGAAGGAAAGTCTACACAAATGATTGCCTTGTGGAAACACATGAGTTTGCGGAGAACAAGAAGATCCAGCCAGAAGAACAGTTGCAGCCACCAGTTCCAAATCCAGAACAGGACACAAGTGGATTTATGGATATGCCGTCAATTATGGACGATGAACTTCCGTTTAATTAAGGAGTGATTAAATGGTACAAACAGGACAGATTATTTATTTTAGCAATCAGAAAATGATGTGCTTTGATGTTGAATCCATTGAGGATATTACTGAACCACCAGAACAAATAGAAACTACATCGGTTTATGGCGGAACAAGAACATATGTGTCGGCAATAATGAATCCAACAACTCTTATTGTCACTGGAAAGGAACTTGTAAAACTTGACCCAACAACCATGAAACGTATTGCCAGATACAATCTTGAAGAAGAGAACGTAGCGCTGCTTAACGAAATCGAAGAACGTAAAAAGGTTATTGATGATCTCGAACAGAAAGAACAGGTCTTGCGTGGCAGGTTCAGAAAGGCAATATCTACATTTAAAGAAATCATGGAAAATGGTTACTATGATGATGGTGAAGAAGATGATGATGAAGATGAATGGGAGTGATGCTGGGTGGACTACAGAAAGGTTTTCGCCATAAAGCAAGAGCGAGAAAACAGAATACAAAAGATATGTCCAAACATTCCGAATTCTAGTGGCATATATGCTTTTTACAGGGTGGATGAAGCTGGGATTAGGCGCAGTTACGTGGGACAAGCACTCAGGCTTCGCGAGAGATGTGCGAGCCATTTAGGCGAATATGACCACATAGCATTAAGCCTTAAAAAGCATAAGTTTTACAGTGAAAGCAATCCTACTGGTTGGAAACTTGCATACAGAACTTGCCATAAAAGTGAGCTTGACCAAAAAGAAATTGAAACGATCAAGGCTTTTGCAGATAAAGGTTTCCAGATGTACAACATTACAGCTGGCGGACAATCAACCGGTAAGCAAGTAACAGGGCAGTACAAACCGCCTAAGACATACAGACAGGGTATACAGCAAGGAAAAATAACCCTTGTGAGAGAATTAAAACATATCATTGATACTCACTTAGATGTATCAATCAAACCAGAGAAATCAAACAACAAGGTGTCTATAAAGGCACTTGAGAAATTCAATAATCTTCTTGATGAAGAATCTTACAAATGATAAAGCTGCCGGTTCTGGCAGACAAAATCCCAAATAATTACAACTAAATATGCGCACGCCCTCTGGGTTTGGACTGATTCATGCAACTTCCTTGGCATATGATCGCGATCTGAACCCAGAGGTTAAAAGAAATGAGGTAACTATGGTAAGTAAATATAACACCGAAAGAAAGTATCTCGAGGGACAAGAGAACAGAAAAGAAATTTATCTGTTTCTTATCAGATATTTTACAAAATATGGATACGCACCGTCATTTAAAGAAATTTCCGAAAGCCTTGGCATATCAAAAGCAACTGTGCAACGACATATGAGGCAGCTCGAACTTGATGGCTTGATTGCTACTGCGCATCCGAATACTCCGCGAGCGTTTCACCTTGTTGGATATGAATATCAAAAGGTGGCAGAAGTATGAGAATATACAGTGTTTTCGAGAATGAACAATGGATTGGCAATATGACCGCTGATGATATTTCGCAAATGCTAAAATGCTCCAGACAAGAAGTTTTGAATGCGGTTTCATCCGCAAGACTGATTAACGAAAAATACGCAGTTGTCTATGATGGCGATAATACCGTGACCGGAAATACACCATTAGACAGAAAACTCTTGAAAGAATTTGTCTTAATCACAAGCCAGCTGAAAGGATCGGTGAGAGCATGAACAGGGCAGAGAGAAGAAGGCAGCAGAAAGCATCGGAGAAAACACGCTTAAATTCACCGTACAATTTCAGCAATTTCAAGCTGGAACAAATATCGAAAGCAACAGGTGCAAGAGTTGAGTCCTTAAAACTGTATCTGATGCAACGTGAAGATGAAATGCGCAAGGAAATATCGGAAGAACTTATTTCAGAATCACAAGAAAAGTTGCGGAAAGCAGAGGACTATATCGCAGTTGCAAATGTTCTTATCAGTTTGTTTGCAATCAAGAAAACATGGGGATTTACAAAATCCAATCAGAGATTCTTAGAAAATCTAAACTCTGCCAAAGAACACATTGAAGAAGTTGGAATTGAAAAAGCATACCAGGAAGCAAAAGAAACAATGGGAATTAAACTTGAATTTGATTCTATAAATATAAATAAAGAATTTGGGTTTGGAGAAGGAGAGGGATAATAATGGCAGAAAATTGTAATGAAAACTGTATTGAATGGATCAAAGGAAGCGAGTTTGCAGGAGTTACCGCTTCTGAAATTGCATTTAAAAATCAAGTTCTTGAACTTGCGAAGAAGAGACCAGAAGACGTTAAGATTATTGCCATGAATAATGACGGATCCATATATGCTCATGTTCCAAGAAAATATGTAAAATTACATGCACCACGGATTCTGACAGAAGAGCAGAGAGCCGAACTGGTGGAACGTGGAAAGAATATGTCCAGAAATAAATCAACTGATTGTGAAGAAACGTCAGATTTCGATTCTGATGATGATAACGAGGAAATGTTCACGTTTTAATGAAAGGCGGTTTTAGATAAAAATGAGCAAAGTAAAATCTTATGGTTTAAAAGCCTACGTATCCAATGCATTTGATTTGCATGTTGGAAAAAGAATCAAATACGCAGAACGTGGCGAGGACGGAATAGAACATATCTACGAAGTAAAACAGTTGTTTCCGTTTTGCATTTTGTTGGAAGATATTTTCGATCACACAAGAATTTGCCCTTGTTACAGCAAATTAAGCATGATGATAAGAGGGATTGAATAAGAATCTGGTTAAGAAGATGGGAGTATAAAATCATGGAGGACTGCACAATAGCGTGTCAGTTGCTTACATGGGGAAAGGGAATAAGAAAAATGAGAGATAAAGAACGCATTTTGATGATTATTATTTCAAGGATCATACCGGGACTGACTTCTTGTACGGCAAAGAAAGAAGATTATATTCGACCGTTTATATTTAACACGCATGAATTAAAAGCCGGTGATCTAGTTATGGCGAATACTACTATTTTCCCGAATGAATTTATGGTCGGTTTCGTGCATGAGGTAAAAAGTGATTGCGTCGTTATCCGGGAAATAGGCTCTAAAAAGTTGTGCAATTATTATAACGAAACTTTTTCGGTCATTAACAAGGAAAAACTGGGGTACGAAATTCTTGAAGGTGTGCAGTATAAAACGTATCAGAAAGTTTTGAAGGCATTTTCAAAATACACAAGCTATTCAACCAGATTTCGAAGTATAGAATTTTCTGGTAATACTTGCACGGTAACAAGCAGGATAATGTTCAAGAACGACAAAAACGGCGAAATTTCTTTCGAGTACAACCAGAAGACGAAAATTTCCGATATAGGTAAATTGTTGGAAAAAGCCGGGTTATAATACGAAAACGGGGAAAGTGAGGATGAGAAATGGAGAAATTAAAACCTTGTCCGTTTTGTGGAGGAAAAGCAATAACCGAATGTTGGGCTAGCGGAGGCATTATGTACATGGTTAAGTGCGGTAATCCAGATTGCGTTGTACCAGCGGAAGGTTATCCTTCTGGAAGAAATTTGACAGCTGTAAGAGAACAGTGGAATAGGAGGGTAAAAAAAATGAGCTACTGTGGCGGAACCTGTAAGTATCTGAATACAAGAAAACACAAATGCGAATTGACAGGAGAAAAACTCACATACATGACAAACAGTTGTGGAATCGAGTATTCAGTGCATGAGCACAGAGGATTCTGTGAGAAAGACAAGGAGGACGCAAAATGCTAATCAGAAGTCAGGATAATAAAACACTGTTTAATTTCACGCAATACATCAATATTGGAGAGCACGGAAAAGGTGCTGTGATTTATGTTAATAATTTGTATCCGGCAGGCGAGTATTCTACCGCAGAAAAAGCTTTAAAGGTACTGGATATGATTCAGGATGCCTATATAAATGGACATATTGATTATCAAATGCCAGAGGATGGGAGCGTGGAAGTATGAAATACAAGAAGAAACCAGTTGTAATTGACGCAGTACAGTGGACTGGTACAAATCATCGAGAAATGTTCGATTTTCTGACGGACTATCAGTGTACAGACCAGTACATGCCGGCAGAAGGTAAGAATTTCTATATTGACCATCGGAAGGTTCCTGGTGGTCTGGTTATCAAGACACTTGAGGGCGAACATCTAGCGAATATTGGTGATTATATCATCCGCGGTGTACACGGTGAATTTTATCCATGTAAACCAGATATATTCAGTGAAACTTATGAGGAGGTGGAAGAATGAAAAGATCTGAAACAACAAAATTTCTTAGTCAATTGCTGGAAAAAAGCTGTTTTTCTGGCCCAGGTAAATACTGGGCTAGAGAAGTAAGCCTTGATTATGGCTACGCAGCAGGAAAGCCAAGAAGAGTAGATTACATGCAGTTTATTCCGGAAAACCAGTGTTCTATCTCAGCAATCGAAAAAGGAATATTTACATGCTATGAAATCAAAAGCTGCAAAGAGGATATTTACAGCGGAAATGGATTAAATTTTATTGGAGAAAAAAACTACCTTGTAACAACAATGGAGTGCTACAAAGAGATTTTACCTGATTTAAAAAATGGAAAATTTGCCCAACATATACGTGAGAATTTTCCGGAATGTTACGCGAAAATAGGTAACATGGGAGTAATGGTTGCAGTTCCGTATCAGAGAGATGTTGCCGAAGAATTTGAAAACCCAACACCACTAGATGGAGATGTGGAAAAATGGAAATTATCGGTTGCTATAAAGTGTAAACACAATGGATCAAGAAAAAGATCAATGACAGAACTGCTGTTTTGCATGGTAAGAAGCGGACATTGAGAAAGGATGAGATAATATAATACATATCAAAGACGGATTAAAGCAGTACAAGGATAAATATTCAGACTGCTACAAATACGCTGGGGTGTATGTCAAAGTTATTCAGGAAATGATAGAGCAGCTTCAAGATGATCTGGAACAGGACGAGAAAGAAAACGGATGGATTCCAGTCAGTGAGAGATTGCCGGAAGACGGAACATATATCACTACTTTAGACGGAGAGCTTGTCGGACAGGAAGAACCATTCACGGGAATGTGCGGTATCGAAAATGGAAAAAGGGATGATGAAGACTGTGTTATTGCCTGGATGCCACTACCAGAACCATATAAGGAGGACGAGCCATGATTACATTCTTATTAGGACTTACACTTGGAATCATAGTCGGAGTGGTCGGTCTTGTATGCGTAGCGATCATGTACGACAAACACCACCCAGACAAATAGAAAGGAGAACGGTATGCTGACAAGGAACAAAAAGCTGAAAGACTACGGCATTCCGGCAGAGGACATTGAAAAACTGAATACGATGCTGAAAGACTTCCCGGCAGAGTACGGATACCTGCTTACCAGTGCTGCCTTGTCAGCTTGCCCGAAGAACACGGTGATAGCGGATATGGTTATCGAGAATATCTTGCACCGGAAGAGCTACAGGAAAATCAGCAAAGAAAGATATATCCCGATGAATCCGAAGGACTTTTACGGATACAGGCGCAAGACCGTCGCTGTACTGTATGAGAGAATGCGGTTGCTGGGAGTGTGGGAGGAAAAATAAATGAAAGAATATAAATGTCCAAAGCAGAAACACGTAGACGATGCTAATAGCAAACAAGACGATATTGCAAGCATCATTTATAGCACTCTCGATCATATGTATTGCGATAATTGCAGATTCAATAGCGAAATTAAAGAAAGTGATAATGGTGAATGGAACTGTGATGAATGCCACAGAAAATATAATGGATGGGGAATTTCCATGCAGGAAAGTAATAAAATCGCAAAAGAAATTTTAAAACAGTTAGGAGAATAGAATATGAGCAGACTGATTGATGCAGACAAAATAATTGACTCTCTTGGAAATTCGGATATGGATTTTGCAATAGGTGCAGTTATTGACGAACAGCCGACAGCTTTTGATGCGGAAAAAGTTACGGAATCGCTTATGGACAGATTTCGTGTTGTTTCCAATGATGAAGACTTGGAATGGAACAGAGCTATAGATTATGCTATTAAAATCTTAGAAGGTGGTGGAGTTGAATGAGTAATGTATCAGTTGGGACATTAGGGAAGCTAAAAGATAGCATGGTCGGAAGAAGATATAAACACTTCAAAGGAAGAATCTATATTGTCACCGATATCGCAGTACATACAGAATCTGATGAAATCATGGTGATCTACAAGTGCTTTGCATACCCATTTGTAACATGGTGCAGACCGTTGACTATGTTTACGAGTGATGTGGACAGAAAGAAATATCCAAATGTAAAGCAGAAAAGAAGATTTGAACCACTTTCTAAGATACAGGAGGAATCAGATGAATAAAGGCAAAGACATTTCAACCATGTTTACAAAAGAAGAAAATAGAAAGAATGGAAGGCTCGGATACGCAGATGCTACCAGAGAGAAGGAAGATATTATCAATCCTGCACAGTATGGAGCATTCTTATAGAAAAGAGGAAAGAGAAAAATGAGAAAATCAGCATTAGTGACGGATACACCGAAAAACTGTTACGATTGCCCGTTCGGAACTGAATACTGCGGCGAACTTGAATATGAGGGATACTGTGAATTAGCCGATTGTTTAGATTATGATGTAATTCTGATGACAGAAGAACATTATGATTACGAAAGCAAATCAAGACCTGATTGGTGTCCATTGAAGCTGTTACCAGAGAAGAAAAGTACAACTGCACCCGTGAGCAATTACGAAGTGCAGAAAAACTTATTTGCCGACGGTTGGAATGCCTGCTTGAGAGAAATTACAAAAACAAGCGATGAAAATGAGCGATAAAAAGCAAGCGATAAGAGGTGAAGTAGATGGAGAGATTAACAGAAAGAGAAAGAAATGTTGATGGTACAGGAGTTGCAAAAGAAGAAATTACGGATGGATTATTAAAACCGTTTGCGGATAAAATTCTTACGAAACTTGCTGTTTATGAAGACTTAGAAGAACAGGGATTGCTTGTGAGACTGCCGTGTCCTATCGGCACAACTGTATGGGATATATGCGGAATGGACATTCGGGAAAATGTGGTAAGCGGACTTGAATATGACAAAGGCGGTAAATGGTTTTTATGGGCAAATGAGGACGAGTGTCTTGGAGAGTTAAATGTTTTGGTATTCCTCAATCGTGAAGAAGCTGAAAATAAGTTGGAGGAACTCAAAAATGAAATTTAAAGAATTTGTAAACTGGTGCAATGAAAGAGCCTGTGATGGATGTTGGGGAATGCTAGAAGCAATAGCGTGTATTAATTTAATAAATGAGATTATGAAAATCCAATTTTGGAAAAGAGAAAAAATCTGGAAAGAAAATTATGAGCGACAGGTATTGGAAGAGATTATTAATCCGATAGAGAAGAAGTTGGAGGAGATGGAGAATGGCTGAATATGTTAAAAAGTCAGATGTAATAAAAATCATGGAAAATAATTCTCACATGATAGAGGTATTTGGAGTTAAGAAGAAAATAATTGACGGATTCGCAATGGGTTGTGATTTCGAAGATCTGGAAACTGTCAGTATTGAGGAGGACGATAAGGAGGATTAACATGAAACCAGAAGAAGCAAAAGACATATTATCCGATATGAGAGACCAGCATTTATGTTTCATTGAAAGTTCTGAAAACAAAGATGAATGGCAGAAAAAATATCTCAAGGAAGCATGGGCGTGTGATTCCGGAGCAAAAGCATTGGAAAAGCAGATTCCATGCAAACCTGAAGAATATGTTCCAGATTTTCCGTACAATATATTTTCCACTCAAAAATGTGCGAAATGCGGAACACCTGTTATTGGTAAAAAAAATAAGCAAGTACTGTTTTGAATGCGGGCAGAAAATTGACTGGAGCGAAGAAAATGACATATAACATTGACGAAAGCGTTATTGCTAGAAGTGTTGACCATTACGGAGAAGAAATTCAGGCAACCGTCTGCATGGAGGAATGTGCGGAACTTATACAAGCAATCAGTAAGGAAAAACGTGGAAAAATAGACCGTGATAACATGATAGAAGAAATTGCAGATGTGTTGATCTGCATCGAAATGCTAAAGCAAATGTATATGATTTCCGAAGATAAAATTAATAAGTGGATTGAGAAGAAACAAGCGAGAGAAGCAGAAAGGATGGAAAAGAATGAATAAGAAAGAAATCGCAGAAATTAAGAAACAGTTTACTCCAGCCAATTGCACAATCACACGCATTTGTGGTTGTTATGTGGACGCAGAAAAGAACAAGAAAACCAAAATTAAAGAAGCATTCCTGTCTCTTCCAGAGGAAGAAATGTTTAAGTATTTTGACATTTTCAAGAAAACCATGTCTGGCAGACTTGGAAAAACCTTATGAACCTTGATTTTCCATTATCACAGGAAAAAGAGGGTGGAACACAGGAATTTCTTATGCGGATTAGAGCAAGTAAGCTTAAAAATGACGAACTTTTGGACGAGTTATACGACAAAGTGATTGAAAATTACGATTATCACGAAAATTACTACATAGTTCTCATTCATGCAGTATATGACATTCCAGGAAAAGCTTCTGATGGAACCGAAATGCACGATGCATCAGAAGAAATTTATGAACACATTCTGTGCAGCATTTGTCCAGTAAATCTTTCAAAGGCTGGGCTTATCTATGATGTGGCTGAAAATAACATCAAAGACAGAATTCGTGATTGGGTAGTCTCAAGACCAGAAACAGGATTCTTATTCCCTGTATTCAATGACAGAAGCACTGATATTCATGGAACCTTGTATTTCAACAAAAACATAAAGAATATTCATCCCGACTTCATTGAAAACGTTCTTGGCGCACCAATTCCCCGTATACCCGGCAACGAGATCAATGTCTTTTCAGATTTTATTATGGACAATTTCGAAGGAAATACAACATTCAATTTCGCGGAAAGTCTGGTTGAATCTTTGCAGGAAGTAAGAGAACAGAAGAAAGACAGCCCGGAGATGGTAACCGTGTCATGTGATGAAATGGAACAGATTTTTGGATATTGCGGAGCTCCAGACGAGAAGTTGTCGGATTTCAAAGAAAACTGGGAAATGTATTTCAGCAATGAACCCGTTGCTCTTGACAATATTCATAATTCAAAAACTGCAAAAATTGTAACACCAGATGCAACAATCTGCATCCAGCCAGATAAAATTGCTCTGATTGAACTGAAAGAAATAAACGGTGTTCCATCTCTTGTAATTCCGGTAAATGGAGAACTGAAAATCAATGGAATGGAAGTTGAATTAAAATAAACACTTTTGAAAAACCAGGAATTGGAGAAAGGAATTTTAGAATTGGCACAGAAACGAATGTTTACGATGAAAATTGTTGACAGTGACGCATTTTTGAATATGCCGGCAACAACGCAATGCTTATATTTCCATTTGAATATGAGGGCTGACGATGATGGATTTATTGGAAACCCAAAAAGGATAATGAAAATCACAGGAGCAAGCGAAGATGATCTGCGATTATTGATTGCAAAAAGGTTTGTTCTTACGTTTGAAGACGGTGTAATAGTAATCAAACACTGGCGAATGCATAACACATTGTCAAGAGATAGATACACGGAAACTTCATATATTGACGAAAAGAGGATGTTGCTTTTAAAAGAGAATGGAAGCTATTCATTAGCAAGCGGAAATGTTATTGACGATACCAAATTAATAGAGCGTTCAAACCGTCAGACGCACAATAGACGCAACAAAGACGCAACAAAGACGCACGCAGATAAAGATATAGGTTTAGATAAAGATATAGATATAGATAAAGAGAAAGATAATAAATTAATAGTATCTAAAGATACTATATGTCAGACTGATGTCCGACGCGTCATCGAAGAATGGAACAAATTACAGGAAGTTGGCATCAATCCGATACGTGATATCAAACCATCATCAAAAAGATATCTGTTACTCAAAGGGCGAATCCGCGAATACGGAATTGATGAAGTCCTTAATGCAATCAACAACGTCCGCGACAGTGATTTTCTTCGAGGAGAGAATAACAGAGGATGGATGATAACATTTGACTGGTTTGTTAAACCGAATAATTTTCTTAAGACGTTGGAAGGAAACTACAACAAGGAGGGACAGCATGGAACCACTAGAACAGCTCAAAGACATGTCAAACCGCTTATCCCATTTGAACAATGCGGAGGAAGCGAAATCTCAGACACTCCATTTGCAGACTGATTGTCCTGATTGTGGCGGTTCTGGTTGGATATGGTCAAGGGACGATAATGGCATTCCATATTGTGAAGAATGCCATTGCGGAATCAGAAAGAAGATAATCTTGCAGAACCAGTTGCAATTTGCTGAAATGCCGGATATGTACAAGGAATGCAGATTTTCAAATATGAAAAGCAGCGTGTATCAACTTCCAGAAAGTAAGGAAATATTCATACAGGCGGCAAAAGCTGTTAAATATTGGATCGAAAATATCCAACAGATGCAGAAACAGGGAATTGGGCTGTACATATATTCAAATACTAAAGGTTCTGGAAAGACAAGACTTGTATGTAGCATGGCAAATGAGATGATAGAAAAGCATCAGAAATCGGTAAAATTCACAACATCCCTAAAAATTCTTGATGAGATAAAGTCAACATGGGGAGAACGAGGAAAAAACGCAGAGAATAAGCTGATTAGTGATTTGACTTATGCGGATATTTTGATTATTGACGATTTTGGTGCGGAATCTGGGAAAGATTGGATTAATGAAAAATTCTACGGAATCATCAATGGTCGGTATGTGGACAAGAAAACCACAATTTTCACCAGTAATTACCCTATTTCCCGATTGAAATATGATGACCGCATTACGAACAGAATTTTAGAGCGATCATTGGAAATCCCTTTTCCTGAAGAATCAGTCAGGGAACACATAGCGGATGCAATGAAACAGGAACTTATCAAAAAGATTCAAGGCGGTGAAAATGGAAAACAAGCGTAAACCGTGGATAAAATTGACGCCACAAGAAATTCAGAATTTGACTAATCGTCAATGCACAGACTGCAAGTTCTATCCGAAATCAAACGGCACATCAGGGAAAATGCAACCGTGCGATTATATTTTTATGGTCGGCCATAGTCGAGGATGTGACCCAAGAGATTGCGTAAAAGAAGGCAAATTTGAATATGCAGCAACAAAGAAAAGGAGAAAAGCATGGAGGGCAAAGACGAAAAGTTAGATATCACACCAGAACTGGTGCTTATATGCAGGAAAGTAATACGACAATACGCAAAGCAAATTGGTAGGCATGATTGCCACAAATGCGTCATATATGCAGAATGCGAGCATGACTTTGTCAGATGCCCGGAATTATGGAAGGACATCAGCCTATGAGAAGAATCAGCGAAATGTACAAGCGTTCGGGCGGTACGAACTATGAACATCAATGCTTTGAATGTAGGATGTTTAAAAACATTAAAAGATGCAAATGCTTAAATTACGAACTGGATGCTGACTGGAATCCGAATTGGACAGCCTGCAAATTTTTTACAAAAGATGAAATAGAAGAAATACAAGGACAGATGAATATTTTTGATTTTGTGAAATGAGAGGTGAGCATATGGCAATTGTTACGATTGATGGAAAAGAAATTGACATCGAACAAATTGAACTGCCAGAAGAAATTATTAAAATCATAATTGAATGCTTAGGTTGACCGCAAAAATATTGTAGTGTAAAATGTGTCGTAACATGATATGTGCGGCACATTTCTACACAAAGGAGGAATAGTCATGGAATGTGTTGCGTATTTGCGTGTATCAACAGAAAAACAGGCCGAAGAGGGAAATGGATTAGACAGTCAGAAAAGAGATATTGAAAATTATTGCAGAAAAAATCAATTGATTATATCTGATTGGTACGAGGATGACGGCTTCACAGGTTCGAATATGAATCGTCCAGCATTGCAACGCTTAATTAATGATTGCTCAAAGAAAAAATTAAAATGTGTTGTAGCGTTTAAACTAGATCGATTATCAAGAAGCATGGTCGATGGAATATACTTAATTGAACGTGTATTCATACCTAATGGGGTGGATTTTAGATGCGTGCATGATAGTGTAAGCTACGACAGCCCAATGGAGCAAGCATACACTCAGATGATGGCAGTGTTTGCGCAACTTGACAAAAATACTATGTTGCTTAGAATGCGTGGCGGTATGCTGGAGAGAGTGAAACAGGGATATTGGATGGGAGGTGGCAACACTCCTTATTGCTATAGATATAGCAAAGAAGACGGAATCTTAGTTCCCATACCAGAACGCAAAGAAATGGCTTTGCGAGCTATGAATTTGTATATATCCGGTTATTCTGATGTTCGAATACAGAAATTGATAGGATTTAAAAGCGAGTTTGTTACACGACAGGTTCTTACCAGTCCTGTAAATATTGGCATGATTCCGTATAAAGGGAAACTATATAAGGGAAGACATGAACCAATTTTCGATATTAAAGTATTCGAATTAGCCCAGGAATTAAGAAAAACTCGTAAGCAAGGTAAAAGCTTCTGTGTTAATCACGAGAATCAGCTCTTGACGGGGCTGTGCTATTGCGGAGTGTGCGGGTGCAAGATGAGATATCAGAAGTGGACTCATGGAAAGCATAAAATTTATTGCTATTCAAGGGATAACGGCATGTCGTACTTACCAAATTATAATCCGAATTGCAACAATTCGCTTGAGTGGGCAGAAGATATTGAAAAGCAGGTTGAAGATGAGATTTTAAAGATTTCCCTCAATTTATCATCGCATAAGCCAAAAGAAAGAGAAAGCTGTCTGGACATTTTGAGTAAACAACTCCAAAAAGAGAAAACGAAGCTAAAACGTCTGTATACTCTTTATGCTGAGGGAAATGATACGGTTCTGGAGATGATAAAAGAAACGGAATCCGGTATAGATGAACTAAAACTAAAAATACAGAACGAGATGAAGAATCCGGATAACTCACAGAAGAAAGAATTTGTATACGATAATATAAAAAAGCTTGCCGATGTGTGGGAACACATTGACAAGCAAAACAAAAACCGTATATTAAAAACTATAATATCAAAAATAATTATAGTCAATGGAAATATTGAAATACAGTTAAAAAAATTTTAGCATAAACTATATGCCATAGGAGTCGCATTATGTAAGTGCTAATAATAAATGCGCCGTACATATCATGTAAATTGACATAAAATAGAATATTTGATAGTATATATTGTATACTAACGATGACACCGATCTGAGAATGAGGATTCTGTGTCTTTTTTTATTTTCTGGAGGAATTTTCATGATTGCACAGGGAATCAGCCATACTGCATACGATACCATGAAAGAATATATGCTCACAGGAGCCGAACTGGACGGCAAATACCAAATTCCAATGATGGACAGGTATGTGGACGAAATACCACAAGACACAGTGGATTTCAAGGATAGCTTCAGCCCGAAGATAAAGAATCATCGAGAATTAAGCATCAACTTTTATATCCATGACTGCGAATTTGAAAAGCTATGGAATAATCCAGATAGATACCTGGAACACTTGAAATGTTTCAAGAGCGTGATCGCACCAGACTTTTCAATGGCAGTCGGTGAAAATGGTATGCCATTTGCTATGAATATCTGGAACAAATACAGAAATCATGCCATGGCTCATTATCTCAGTATGAACGAGATAAAGGTGATTCCTAACGTGAGCATACCTCCAGAGTATTGCTATGACTGGGCTTTTGATGGTGTGCCAAAAAGAAGCACCGTAGCATGTTGCACCAATGGAAGAATTAAATCCAGAGCATCCAGAGAAGAATTCTGTATAGGCTTTAAAGAAATGGAAAGGCGCATAGAGCCGCTCCGAGTTATCGTTGTAGGGAAAATACCACCTGAACTCAATACGGACGTGGAAATCATCAATTTCAAGACCAGAAGTCAGAAGATCAAGGATAAGGAGGGAAAATATGGGGTATAGTACTGGAAACTCATTGAGAAAGAAATCGAAGACCAAAAAACAGGAAGAACGAGAACAGAGGATGAAAAGTGGAACCGCAATAAAGAAGAAAAGAAGCACTGGTAAAGTAGATCATCTAAATAAATTGAAATAATTTTACATTTTCCACAGTCCCAAAATAGATGCTATAAAAATATTTGTACAAAATTACAAATAAATAAAAATTATAAAACGACCCGTATCCATGGAAAAATGATTTTTTTCGTTCAAAATCCATGCTTCGGGTCTTTTTGAATGTCTGTGAAAATTAGCACTCGTGAGACTTCATAGTAAAGCGATAATGCATCAAGGAATATATCCGCGGCAAAACATGCTGCCATCCGATGCACACGATCATACTATAAACATTGTAATTAATTGCATAATTGCGTCTAAAATCAATTCGAACGGCATAAGCCTATACTTTATCGGGTGACGATACAAAACGGCTTAAAAATCAAAATACAGCGTTAAAACATTATAAAGCAGCATGCCGGGATATAATATAATAACCCAATGCCATTATAAAGCCTGTAAATGTGCCTAAAATCAATTTTATATATACAGTTGATAAAATACACATGCAAACATATAAACGGTTGCAAAACGTCAAATAAGCGCTTACAAGGATAACGAAACCGGCAAGAACTGCATAAGCTGGACGGACTGCCAGAAAAACAGCGTGTAAAAATGGTTCGCAAATAAGACCGCCCGAAGCGATCCGGAATAGATGCAGCCGTAGACCTGGACAGAAACCAATCCGGCATTTATCCACATTGACATATATAAACATAATACGCCCGTTATATTTTGCCGTCAATCCTTTTAATTGATTGCGTAAAACTTCCTAGAAATGATTTTATAGCCATATCCGGTAAAATGTACCATGAAGCAATTAAAAGCCGTTAAAAGGCAAATATAACAAAGCAACGCAAAGAAAACCGTTTCGCACGTCGTGAGCGTGCCGATGGCCTAAAGCCGTAAAGCGGTAAAAAATTAATTATAAATACTATCAAAAGCGGGTTTGTATTCCGGATGTAACAGCACAAAGTCAACAACTTTGTTATATGCCCGGCTGCCGTCCTTCGTTTCATGATATTCTAAGTTGAAAATATCATGCAACTTTTTCACCAGCTCATAAAAAGCACAAGTTTTTTCTTTTTCTTTTCGGTCATAGACTTTTATGCACATCGCATGATAATTGCATTCTACAACAAGGCTTTTGTGTCTGGATAACTTAGACCGGCACCAATACATAAGATCATGTTCACCTATTTCAAAATCAAACACATACCCGGTAAGACCGTACATATATTTTAATTCTGTATATTTTAAGTTGTATTTTTTAGCGAAAGATATATCTGTTTTGTTCATTTTTAGGCCCTCCAATTTAGGAAAACAGGCGGGAAAGCCCCGCCCGGAATTGTTTTATTTAGTTCAAACAAGCGTTTATTTTTTCTTTCAGATGCGGAAACGCTTCACAAATTTCTTGTACGCTGTCCGCGTAATAATCACCAACCATTTTACCGAAAATTCTAATATTACCAGAATAAAAACAGCCTAAATCATTAAACTGAATATCAAGTCCGGTTGCCTGTTCCTTTTTGTCGTTGTACCACATATCAATCTTGATCATGTTTTCTTATCCTCCTTAAATTTTTGTTAAAAGACCGCCGGAGAAATTAATTGATTTTTGTATCTGTCCAGATATTAAGGATTGAGCGAAAACAGTTTAATTCGTCAACCAGAAAACCGCCGTCATTAATATGAAATATTGCGCGTTCTCCATACTCTTTATTGATGTCCTGAACATAATTGTAAAATTCTTCGAACCGCTCTAAGCGGTCAAGATCAAGTATGTACCACTCGTGTTCACTCGGGAGCGTTTTTATAAAGTCCTCTGCATTTGCCGGATAAGCAAATAAACCAGCAACGCTTATTTTGCTTCTGCGGTCGTCTTGTGTACTGCGGTCGATCATTGTGAACACCGCCCAGTTAAGCTTGCTTAAATAATCTTTATTCATTTTGTCTTTCCTCCTGTTCTTTTGTTCTCTTCGTTGATATTATAATACTATAATTAAGCACTAATTACAATTGACATAATAGCCAAATTAAGCACTAATTATAAGAGGCGAATTGTGCAATTTTATTAAGCACTAAAATCATTGACAATTAAGCACATGTATATTATAATGAAACAAAATAAAGGAGGGATAAACATGGCAGAATTAACAGCAGAAGAAAAAGCGATAAAAAATAGAGAAGCAGTTAAGAAATGCATGAAAAATAAGGATAGAATTAATGTGATCTTACCGCAGGGAACACTTGACAGAATAAACGCATACGGACTAAAAACCAACGCTTTTGCGAGGGAATTAATTCTTGCAGAACTTGATAGAATGGACAAGATGAAAAAATAATAAATTAAGCACAAATTTCTATTGACAATTAAGCACTAATATTATATAATAAAGACAACAAAAGAAGGACACCCCAGACGGGGAAATATAGGAGGGTAAGAAATGCAGGAAATTTACAGAAGTTTCGAGGGAAAATTAGACGTCGATTGTCAGGACGGATATATTATTCTCGAGTTAAAAGAAAGATACCAGATTGAATGGTTGAGTATCTGGGGGAAAACTAATAAGATTCGAGTTAGAAAAGATTTGCTTCCGGTGGAAGATTTCGGAAATGCTTCGAAAATATCTGAACTTTTTACGGATATTTCGCATGGATGTTTAAAAGGATGCATGTACTATTACAAAAACTCGTGGTATAGCTATGAAAAAATACTGGAGATTCAAAGGAAAAACCAAAGTAACAACTGGCAGGCGCATGTATAAAACAAACGATTAAACAAGGGAGCAAGAGAAACAAGCCAAAATATTTGAATACAAAAAAGCCCTTGGAAAATTCCAGTGGCTTATATCATGCTTTTTGTGGCGGCTTTTAGGACAGGTACAGAACTGCCGCCGAAGTCCTGACATAATTATTCATAGCACAATATCATCAAAAAGTCAACGACAAATTTTTACTTGACTTTTACGAGTCGTTCTGTTATGTTCAATACAACGAAGCCGACGGAACTCAGGAAGGGGCAGGGCTGACAAAGCGGATCGTAACTGAATACGAAAAAAATATAGCCAGATCATGCCGGATCAGATTCCGGAAGGTCTGGCTTTTTGTGTGTTCAAAATGCCCTATTATAATATTATATATATTAATATTATGGATTATGAATATCTATAATTATAGTTATTCCCTGTCCCTTCCTAGATTCCAGAGGCTGAGTTGATTAATATAATATTGTATATAGTATATATAATATACATAGATATAGTGTATGGTGTTATATGAGATTGACTAAAAGTTTTAAATTAATAGTTGACAGAATAACAACTTGTATGTTAATACTATTAATAGAGATACAGATACAGGCCGAAAGCGAGAACGAACCGCTGGAGGACTGAACCGGTTAGCTACTGGACAACGAACCAGAGCCGACCGGCTTTTTTTATTTATAATGATTTAATAGATTAACGTTATAAAGCGAGGTGATACAGTGAAAAATTCAAATACTATAACAACATCCCAAAATATAGAAGTATATGAAAACAAAATATGGTTATTGGTAGATGAATATATAAACACTGTATTATGCATACATCAAGAAGATTATGACAGTATAGAAAAGTATAAGAAAGATATAGCTAATAATCGTATTGATATGTTTTTTTATATTGCTGATCATATTGAAAAACCAAGTAATAATGATATAGAACTATTAGACAGTATATTTAATATATATATACGTGTATGTGGTAGATATGGTATATCACCTACTTTGCAAATGTTTGGAATATTAGTTGGAATTAATAACATGACGTTTAGCGATTGGGCGAACGGAGACTACAGAACCGCCTCAACGCATGGCATAACAGTGAAAAAATGGAAAGAAACATGTGGAGCCTTTGCGTTGGATAAGCTACACAACCAGGATGGCACGAATGCCAACTTGATATTTGCTTGTAAAGTAGCTTATGGCATGGCGGAAACGGCACCAATTCCAGCAGGACAGCAGCAGGGCATACCGCAACAGACAGCGCAACAGATCGCAGATAAATACAAAGACGTTCTAGAGCTTCCAGAGACGGAAAAGCCGGAGTTATAACAGAGTGGAATGTACACAAGATCGTTGAAATGTACGCAGAGCACGAACAAACAGACCGAAAAGCGGTGGACATGGCAACATTTAGTAAATATGCACATATATAACAGTTGAATTTGTGCATGATGTATAGAAAATCAAGATAATCTATCGAACAAATCTGTGTTTGTCGTATAGATGGAGTATTAAAGGCATTGATGCTTCCTTGATCACTGCCGAAGGCATCCAAAAAATCAGCGTTAAGACCGGGACAACGGGAACCCATGGGGCAAAGGGTTGCCCGGTCAGCGTCACCAGGAACAGACCCGGGAGGGGGTGTATATAGATGCCCTGAACGGCCTAATGAGTGCCCCGACCGCCCCAAAATTTAAAAAACGCTCTTTTAACAACAAACCCTCAACATGGCAGAGATAGTGATTGCAACACGACAAGCCGTAAGCCTTAACGGTTTCTCTGCCGAATAAATAAGGCGATATCAGAAAGGCAGGTATGGAACATGAAGATAGGATATGCAAGAGAATCTGGACTATGGTTCCCGTTGGAAGCAAAGAAAAAGATGCTTTTGAACGAAGAAATTGACTCGTTTATTTTCGATTTGGCAAATGAAAATAATAATTTTGAACTTCTTTGTGAAAACATGAAAAAGGGTGATTCATTAATTATTTGCGGAGTTGATGATATCGGAAACACCAAGAATGAAATTGAAGAAGCATGGAGACGGCTTTGTAATTTGAATATTGAAATCTATGTGCTCACAGCTCCAACGTTGTTTTACAGTGAACGCATGACGCTAGAACAATCGTTTATAAGAGATGTGACACGTAGCGTACTTGCTTCTCAGGTTGAAATTGATAATCAGAAATTAAAAGCAATAAACGATTTGTGATAACTGATAATATTCGCAGAAAGGTAGGCATAAGATGGAGAAAATAGTAAACAATGACGGATATCTTCGGTCAAGGTTGATGGATATGGCACAACAGCTTTTGAATATTTGTAACGAAACCGGAAGTTCAAATATTCAACTTATGACATCATCTTGGGAGAATGGGAAAGGTATTACGCTTCTAGCTAAAGCCGATGACAAACCGATTCTTTCCGTAAAAATGGATACTGCCTATGAAAAAGCATAACCATCAGGGCGAATCCATCCGTATCCGGTTGCCGTACCAATTGGAGCAAAGACTTATAGCTGAGAAGAATCGAACCGGCAAGAGCGTATCACAGATTACCCGTGAAGCCCTGGCAGAATATTTTCGGAGAAGGTAGACAAATGTCGATATTCAAAAATTTTTTAAAATATAAAAAAGGCTTTTCTGGAGAATTTGACGCGCATCCGCTTGAAAAACCTTTAATGCATGACAAGGTATATGAATATCATCACAAGAAAGCTGTTCTTGAAAATGAAATGTTGTACGATACAGAAACGGCAAAAAGGATTTTTGCGGACGAATCAAGCTTGGAATATATCTCGTTTGGAGTAAGCACGCAAAGGGTTTATTTCTTAACTCCGAATAGGCATTGGTTCTCAGCTGAAGAGAGAATCGAAACTAAAAGTGGAATAACTGATGTTGGCGAATGCCGCATACAGGTTACTAAAACAATTTTTGTGTATAGCAATCTTCGAATGGAAAAAACATACAGGGTCAAAGATCTGATTGGCAAAAACGATTATGAATTGTACAAGAAATATTTTGGGGAGGTAGAGGAAGCATGAATAGTAACAAGAAAGTTTATTATGTGTACGTAGAAAACGGAAAAGCAGTTATTACAGAGGAAGCACCGGATTTCGATAAAGTTCACGATTACATGCTAATGAAAGCGGATGGAATTGAGCTTTTTATGGGAGTACATAAGAACCAGGACGATTTAATGCTCCCAGATGAACCAATTGATGTAGCAACGATGCTGATTAATGCCGAAGTAAGTGCTGATTTAGGGGATAAAGAACCATTAACTTGCCCGAAATACGACACAAATCAGCTTAGAGAGATTGCGGACCATCTTCTGATGTATTGCAAATCACAGGAAAGGGGATGCAAAGATGCCTGTTGTGAAAATTATAAATCCGAGTCCGTATGATTGGAGAGGGACGCAGTGTTTTATTGATGGGAATAAAGTCCCAAGAGTAAAGTCTGTTGATTTCCATGTTGCTGTTGATGAGATTCCGACATTTGTATTTGAGATGATGGCAGAGCCGGATATTGAAATGGAGTGTCTGGCACAAATCAGTTTCACTTCTCAATCAATTACTGATGCAATTTCAGTTTTAAGGCATGAACTGTTACAACACGGGGAAATTTACCACGGCTTCAAAGCAAGCCTAAAATCGGCCTTAGAGCATTACAATTACTGTGGATTACCATTTGAGCCGGAAGAAGAAATCGCAGAGAAGATACTTAATTTCATGATTGGAGAGGAACAATGAGATTACCATTAACCATTATCGCAGTAGCAATTAATATTCTGATATTTACTACATTAGCTGCATTTTTAATGAGCCGGAATTACAAAGGCAATCAATTTTCCACAGCATTCTTCTTGCTGATGGAAGCAGGAATGATACTTAATACAGTTTTGATTTGCACTGCGAGGTAAATACATGCTGATTGCAATTCCTATGAGGATTATTCCGTTTTTTATCATAGAACGGGTTAAACCTATAATTAAACCGAAAGGATACGCTTGTCCGGTAGTGGAGCGGTATGCAAGCAAACGCTCGAGACATCCGATTTAGCAAATATGACTCTACAAAAAGAGAACAACTTAGTTATTTAAACGCTGATTCTCCACATAAGTTGTGTTGCAATTGTAGAGCGCATAATAAAAATATTATCACACATTCAATTCTTTCTCCTGCTTTTGTAATGGTGCGGAGTGGGAGAAAGATTCTAGGGCTATCGCCAAGTGGTAAGGCACAGCACTTTGACTGCTGTATTCGCGGGTTCGAATCCCACTAGCCCAGTTTGCCGGGCTGTGCATGTACCTGGCAATGGTTTATTTTACATAGACCCTCCGACGAAAACCCATCTAGCTCAACGGAGCTGATTAAAGGGGCTTCAAATGTCCCGGATGGGATTCCCGTATAGGTGACAGCAAAACCAAAAAAGGGAGCCTTTGTTGCGACTGGTGGCAAAGAATCGCAACAGTAGAAAATATGGCTTTGAGGTGCTGGTAATATTTTCTACTCAGGAAATTTAGTTCAGTGGTTAGAACACCCGGCTCATAACCGGGAAGTCCTGAGTTCGAATCTCAGAATTTCCATTTCTTCCGTATGCTACCCATCCGTTTTATGGGCAGAAAAAACTTTCGGATGAGCGTATGTGAATCAGAATGAGCAAAGGTATGTAACGGCATAGGCTTGTGTTTGATCTGATTTCCCGTCCGATAAATGTTTCTTAGTTTCAATAAGTCATCATAAGTGCACGTTGATGGCAGGGAGTTTTCAAGAAGCATAAAGTCAAAAGGCATAATAATATCCGAAACAACTTCGTGGGGCTGGCACGGCATAAAACAGCCTAGTGGAAAGCATAACACGATAAACATATTGCTAACCCGGGGTGCCCGGGTTTTGGGAGAATATTCCGTAGAGGTAGCGGTGCAGACTGTAAATCTGTTGCTTTCGGGCTCGGGTGGTTCGACTCCATCTTCTCCCATTATCTCATCTGAATATGAGATATGAGGAAGCTGTCCGAGATGTAAGAAACAGTCGGCTTGTGGATTGCCGGTACAAATACGCTGAAAATCCACACAAGGCAGGGTAGAGAAGTGGAATCTCACAAGACTCATATTCTTGAGAACGGCGGTTCGAATCCGCCTCCTGCAATTAATCCGTCTATCGTTCAGCGGATTAAAACAAATTCTCAATACACCTTCTTTCTATGAATGTGGAACTCAACCCAATTGCTCTTTCATTGGAGTGATTGACCGTTATAGGCGGTAAATATGGCGAGGTAGCTCAATTGGTAGAGCAGTAAAAGATTGTAAGTCATGTTTGTGACTTCTACAGCAATTCTTCCATTACAAGGTACGTGTTGATGGTTCGACTCCATCCCTTGCCACTATGTGGTGCTTACAGCAATTATTCTGGATATGACTGTTAATCATAAAAACCAAAAGCATCATGAAAATTTTAGGGGACACTTACAGCAACTTATTTATTAATAAAATCTTAGGCGAATATTTTATATTTTTGTGTCCTGAAAGGAGAAAAACATGGATTTCGCAAACGCAATGAAAGAAGAAGGTAAATTCACAAGAACCGAAAATGGCGCAGTTGCGCTGAATACCACAAGTGATGCAAGGCTTGATCTATTCGGAACTATTGGTGCATTAAGAGATGCCGACGAGAATAGAATCACTACATTGTTCTCAGAAGCGTATGCACAGGACAAACTCTTTGCTACGAAGATTGCTTTTTACGCAAGAGATATTCGTTGCGGACTTGGAGAAAGAAAAACTTTCCGAACCATTATCCGTTATATGGCAGAACATCATCCAGAAGCACTCAGACCAAACCTTGATTTGATTGGAGTGTTTGGAAGATACGATGATCTTTATGAATTGATTGGAACACCGCTGGAAGATGATATGTGGAAAACCATGAAAAATCAGTTCGAGGAAGATCTGAAGAATCTTAATGAGGGCAAAGCAATTTCTCTGCTTGCTAAATGGATTAAAACAGCTGATGCAAGTAGTGCAAAGACTAGAAAATTAGGAATTCTGACTGCACAGAAGTTAGGATATCCGGTTTACAACTTTAAGAGAATCATTCGTAGCATGAGAAAGCAGATAGGTGTTGTCGAAAGTCTCATGTCTGCCGGTAAATGGAACGAGATTAAATATCCAGAAGTTCCAAGCCGCGCAATGATGATTTATCGTAGAGCCTTTGCAAAGCATGATCCAGATGGATTCAGGGAATTTATCAATAAAGCTGATAAAGGAGAAGTTAAAATTAATGCTTCAACCTTGTATCCATACGATATCGTAGAGAAAATTCTTTACGGAAAAGAAAACAACAAAGTTCTTGAAGCACAGTGGAAAGCACTTCCAGATTATGTTGAACGTGGAACAAATGCACTGATAATGGCTGATGTATCTGGCTCAATGTATGGAAGACCAATGGCAACATCAATTGGTCTGGCAATATATTTTGCTGAGAGAAATACAGGTGCATACCATAACCTGTTTATGACATTTTCCTGCAATCCACAGATTGTCACATTAAAGGGCGAAACACTTCACCAGAAAATAATCAATGCTGCAAAAGCAAATTGGGGCGGTAGCACAAACCTTAAAGCTGCATTTGAGAAAGTGCTCGATATTGCTGAAGAGAACAACGTTTCACAAGAAGAAATGCCGAAAGCTATAGTTGTTATCTCTGATATGGAGATTGATTATAGTGGAAATAAGGATTGGTCTTTCTATGACAAAATGGCAAGCAAATTCCAAAAAGCTGGATATATTATTCCGAATGTTATATTCTGGAATGTCAACAGCAGACATGACATATTCCATGCAGATGCTACAAGAAAAGGCGTACAGCTTGCTAGTGGTCAGTCGGTAACAGTATTTAAACAGGTATTACAGAATCTTGGATATAATCCGATTGAAGCAATGGAAAATATAATTAATTCGGAAAGGTACGACTGCATTACAATTGAGAAAATATAAAACATACGGAGCGAGTTAGGTGCAGCGTAGTGGTTCGATTCCACTTGTGGGTGTAGCTCTTGCGAATAAGGTTCCCACCGTTTTTTTTGGTTTTTTGACGATATAATAAAATCAGCTTTGGTTAGTTAAGTGGTGCATTGCTGTAATGGTAACAGAGAGACTTGCTAAGTCTTCCAACAGAAATGTTGTCCGTGTTCGAATCACGGATGCACCGTTCCAATGAACTGCAATCATTGGAAGGATTTCATTTTTATCTTACCTTTCTATGAATGGTTTCCAGTACTCCACGTTGGGTGGCTAGTTACGGTTCAAGTCCGTGTACTGGAATTTTTGTTTAGAGAGGTGGATTATGGAAGAAAAAGATTATTGTTGTACATGTAAATGGTACGCGACATACGAAGGCGTTTGCTGTAATGGTGACAGTGAAAATTGCGCAGATTTTAGATGTCTTGATGATAGCTGTGAATGTTGGGAGGGAGTAAAGAATGAAAATTCATGAAGTGATACGTCTGAGAAATGTATACGGTGGAGAAACAACTCTTAATGACCTTGTAAATCTAATACAAGGAAATAAAATTTATAGATGCCCGAAGTGCGGTGGAAGTGGAACTACTATCAAAAGAGTAAATCGTGCACAATACTGGGAGTGTTGCGATGATTACAAAGAAATAAAAGTCACTTGCGACTTATGTAACGGTGAGGGATACACCGAGAAAATATACAAGCCTAGAATGGTACAGGATGGATGGAAATGCGAATAGCAGGTAAAGAAATCAACGATGAATGTTCCAAGTGCGGAAATATTCTCGAATGCGAGTTGTTTCGTCAAGGACATGGAATAAAACAGGAACGTGAGAATGTAGCGAAGATGATTGAGTGCCAGATGAAACATAGGGAAGACAGGGAGAAATGAGATTATGGAAAATGATTTATTGTTACGAGATAAACGTAAATGTCCACTTTGTGGAGGAACGGTAATCAATACAGGAGTGGATATCTTTGGCGGCGACGTAGATGCTGCAGGTTTGAGAACTGATGCAGAATGGATTTGTACAAACTGCAAAACTGAATTTAATAGTGAATTTTGTCTCGAATCTGATAGGATTAAGACGATTTATAACGCAAAGGTCACATTACTTGATAAAAAAGATTGTCAACCTAACTTTCTTGGAGAGTCAAGCACTAATAGAGGAATGTGGTGATATAAAATGATTAAAATTTTAGTTCCTGGAACATTAAAAAGAATAAATTGCGGAAAATGCGGAGCAGTGTTGCAGTACGATGAAAAAGAAGATGTTAAAGAAGAATGCATAGAAAAAATGTTTTCTACAAATATGCCATCTGGACGTGGACGTAAGCAGAAATATATCATATGCCCACAGTGCAAGAATAAAATAGTTACGTGGTCTACAAGATAGGAGAAGATGCCATGATTAAGAAACTCTGCAATCTCTATATAAGACACAAGACAAAAAATCTCACAAGGATTCCATTGTTCACAATGACTTTTGACTGGAAGAAGTTTCAGAAAGACGGGAAGAAAGGAAGTTGCTTGCTGTATGTCCTTCATCCAGACATCGCAAATGATTTAGTTTTGCGTAAGAAATTGTGTGAATGCGTGGACTATATCCGTGATAACTATGATATGGAAACGTTTACCAAAATCTAAGGGAGGCAGTTATGAGAATTGAAGACATGGCAACATGGACAGTAGATCAGTTGAAAGAAGAAGTTGTTCGTTTGGCCGATGAGAGAGAAACAAAGCAACATGAGATTTTAGACAAGGATAATAAAATCAACGAGCTTCAGACTGAACTGGATAAAATGTGTGCTTATAACAATGAGTTAAAAAGACAGGTGGACGAAAAGGCAGATACGCCATTTTATGACGAATCTGTAGAAATCGCAAAATATCACAGGCAGCATCAGTCCGATTGCATTACGATCAATCAATTAGGAACTGCACTTGATGTAATTATTGACCGATATGCAAATCTTAGAAAGATTCATGGGGTGAGTTGATATGGGCGAAAAAGACGAAAAACAGTACTTTCTTAAAAAGCCAGATGGTGAGTACTGTCCGATTACCGAAATAGCAAACGTTCCAGAACACATACCACCTGATTATAATGACGATTTACCGAATTTCAGTGAATACGAATCATTCACTATAAATTTTAAAATGAATTCAAATACTAAGAAAAGATTATTCTGGACAATATTTGCACCGGATAAAATAAATCGAAATAATTTTAGAAAAAATCATGGAATTCCGATGATACGCAGAGTTGCAGGACGAAAAGGAGTAAGAAAATATAGATGAGCATCAAATCAGCATTTGAATCTGAGGGGATAGATTTCTCTCAGGCAATGAACCCACCGGAGCCGTGGGACGGACGGGCATTAATAAAGAACATCAATGGCAAACTGTGGTATTGTTGTCCTTTTTGCGAGAAGAAAGCACTTCTGATTAGCCCAGAGACAAAAATCCAGCATCTTAAATTGAAGTGCAAGGGTAGTAACTGCAAGAAAGAGTTTGAGGTGAATGTATGAAAAAATATGGTGTAGTGAACTATCCAATTAAGATTATTGATGAAAAAATCATTAATGCACTAGCTGACATTGAAGTACATCATGAAGAAGGCAGACGGATTATTTGGGTAGAATGCGTCATGAATTACACTGATCTTCCGGAGGAATGCATTCTTGAAATTGGATGTCTTAAAAGAAAATTCAAACTCATGCATATCGACTCAGCTACAACAGAATCTGGAATCTATAAACTTAAATTTATGTTTGAGCGAGTAGAAGATGTAAATGAAAAAGACGAGTGGTGGGATTCACTTAGAAGTATTGTGAGGTGAGTAAATGAAAAAGATACCAACATTATTTGAGCGAGAATTTAAAGACCATAAGGTTGTAAAGGTTCTTCCGAAAGTGCATCCGGGCATGGAATGGGTACTTAAAGGAGAAGGTGTTGCAACAGTCAAATACGACGGTTCTTGCTGCGCGATAATTGACGGAGAATATTATAAAAGATATGACTGCAAGAAAGACAAAATACCACCAGAGGGATTTATCCCTTGTTGTGAGCCAGATTCCATTACAGGTCATTGGCCGGGATGGGTAAAGGTTGATGAGAATAATCCGTCTGATAAGTGGTTTGCAGAAGCGTATTATGTAACTTCAATGTGGACAAATCAAGGCCTTAAATTGCCGGATGGCACATATGAAGCTTACGGAAAACATTTTCATGGCAATCCGTATAATGATGATTACGATGCCTTGATAAAACACGGCAAAGAAATCGTTGAAGTCGAAAGAACATTCGAGGGAATCAAGAAATATCTTTCTGAACACGAGATAGAAGGATTAGTTTTCTGGAAAGACGGAAGCCCACAATGCAAAATCAAACGTTCAGATTTTGGCTTTGAATGGCCGGTCAAGAAAGCGTGACCAAATGAACAAAATCAGAAAAATATGTTGGATAATTGTGAATTTCATAATATTCAAATGGGTAGCAGATTATTTGATAGCCACAATTCAAATGACAATTGAAAATCATTGGGGACTTTCGGCGGTTCCGTTATTGTTCATGGCAATATTCGCAGAATGGAAAGTAATTGAAAATATTTTTACGGAATTTAATAAATAAACCAGTCAAAGAGCCACACGAGAGCCAGACTAAATCCTAAAAAGAAAGGAGGTCTGGCTCTATTTTTATGCAAAAATTCACAGAAGGCTCGCTTGAATGGTATCGGGCAATTTTAAATCAAATCATTAATAGCGATATGACGGTCTATCAAAACCAAAAAGATTGCCTTGATTTGCTTTTAAATATGAATATTGACCTTCCTTTCAAGGATAATCCAGATGCACGGAATATGGCAATGAAAGTCAGCCGGTACGCTCATACAGCTGCGGCAAGAAACGCGGCACTGACTGGAAGCGGTAATTTTGATGATATTTACTGGCAGTATTTATTGATGGAAGCACAGAACTATCAGGTTGACAGCGGGCTTCTTTACCTTGAAAAGAACCGAATCCCAAAAGAACGATTCTATGAACCACGAAGAAATGTGTTCTTGCAGCATAACATCATAGGTTCACTGCAAGACCTGATGGATGATAAATTAGATATATTTGCATTAAGCGTACCTCCGGGTTGTGGCAAGAGTACTCTGGAAGATTTCTTTTTATCATTGGTAGGTGGATGGTTCCCGAATGACTTTAACCTGTCTTCGGCACACAGTAGTATTCTGACACGTTCCCTTTATGATGGTGTTCTGGAAATTATCAACGATCCCGTGGAATACACGTGGCATGAGGTATTCCCTAACGTAGAAATCCAAGGAACAAATGCAAAGGAAACTACAGTCAATCTCGAAAGAAACGGACGATTTAAGACATGGACATTTCGCTCTATTGATGGCTCTTTGACTGGTGCCACTAGATGCAATAGATTTCTTACTGCCGATGACCTTGTGTCTGGTATCGAGGAAGCTTTGAATAAGAACCGACTTGATACCTTATGGACAAAAGTGGTAAATGACTTGCGTTCCCGTAGACTTGAGGGATGCAAAGAGTTTTATATTGCCACCAGATGGTCAGTACATGACCCTATCGGAAAACTGCAACAACTATATGCCGGAAACCCACGGGCAAGGTTTATTGCAGTTCCAGCACTTGATGAAAACGGAAAGAGCAATTTTCTGTTTACGGTAAATGGATTCTCAGAGAAATATTTCAATGATGCTAAAGAATCCATGGATGAAATTTCTTACAACTGTCTTTATCAGCAACAGCCGGTAGAACGTGAGGGATTATTATTACCGCCGGATAAATTAAAACGATTCTTTTTCAGTAAAGAAGACGTGCCGGATGGATGCGCGGATGAATACATCATCATTCCAGATAAAAATGCAGATGCAATATGGGCGATATGCGATACAAAAGATAAAGGAACCGACTTCGAATCATTACCGATTGCATACCAATACGGAGATAAATTTTTCTTTCCTGATGTGGTGTTTGATGACACTACAGACTATGACATTTTGGATAGAAAGACAGCAGATATTTTGATAAGACATAACCCACATAAGATTCGTTTCGAATCAAATAATGTCGGAAACCGTGTGGCACACAATATCCAGAAAATGATTACCGGAAAGTGCCGAGCTGAAATTGAGACAAAACCAACGTCAGCAAATAAAGAAACGAAGATTCTTGTAAATTCGGACTATATAGCAAAACATTTTTATTTTCTGCATCCAAGTCAGTACAAAGCAAAGTCTGATTACGGATTATTTATGGCTAATGTAACTACGTACACTACTAGGGCAAAAGTACCACATGATGACGGAATCGATTCTTTGGCTATGATGGCTGAGTACATACAAAATCCATTAGGTGGTAAAGCAACGGCAATGCAGAATCCATTTTGGGGAAGGAGATAGTATGGATATAAAGGAGTATCTAAATCAAATTCAACGATACGAAAAAATTATAAATAACAAACTGAAAGAAATCGAACACTTAAAATTGCTTGCTACTAGCATTAGTGCTTCGACGTATGGCATTGAACGCGTTCAAACTTCTGGAAGCCAAGATAAAATAGGCGATACAATTGCAAAATTGGTGGATGCGCAGCGAGAACTAGCTGACAATGTGGTAGAGCTTATGGAGAAAAAACAGAAACTTATAGATGTTATAGAGTCTGTGGAAAATCCCCAGTATTATGATTTTTTGTACAAACGATATATAGAGGGAAAAAAGCTAACTGTTATTGCAGATGAAATGGAATACAACGAAGAATATATTAAACAATTCCACGGGAAAGCAGTAAATTACGTAAAAGAAATGCTTAATTTCAAAAGTTAACACTTTTTCTTACTGAATATAACTTTCCGATTATGTATAATATATGATGAAAATGTATGAAGCATCGGGTGAAAACTCGGTGCTTTTTTCATGCTCAAAAACAGGAGGTATAGGCAGTGGGAAGAAACAAAAGTAATTTTGTTGACCTATGCCAAGGCGATTTTGGCAGAAAAACTGCCTACACTGGCGTAGCTCAAATTACTACCGAAAATGTTGTTCAAGTTCTATCTGATACGATTGGTACACATAATCGAAACAGAATGATGATTAATTATCTTTATCGGTACTACAAAGGCGACCAACCAATCTTATATCGGGAAAAGCTTGTGAGACCGGAAGTAAATAACAGAGTTGTCGAAAATCACGCTCTGGAAGTTGTCAAGTTTAAGGCAGGACAAATATATGGAGAACCTATTCAATATGTCTGCAAAAAGAAAAAAGCAGATAAAAAGATAAATGAGCAGGTCGACCTGCTGAATGATTATCTGGACGAAGCAAATGCGGATGCCCGAAATATTCAGCTTGGAATATACCAGAGTGCCGTAGGAACTGCATACAAAGCAATTCTACGAGAAGACGATTGGACAAAAGACCGTGATTTACCACCATTTAGAATTTTTATTCCGTATCCGGGAGATGTTTATATTGTTTATTCCAGAAACACAGGAAAAGCAATGCTATCTGTTCAAATATTGAAAGATGAAGAGAATCAGCAATATTATCTTTGCTATTCTTCAAATCAATATTTCAAGATAAAGAACGGACAAGTAACCGTCAGCGGCATTAATGGCTTTGGCGGAATCCCAATTATCGAGTATCCAAACAACCATGACCGGCTATCTGATGTCGAAATTGCAATTACAGCATTTGATGCGATCAACAAGTATCAGTCTGATAGATTAAACGGTGTTGAACAGTTTGTTCAAGCATTTATGAAATTCAAAAACTGTGAAGTTGACGAGAATGAATTTTTGAAAATGGTCAAGCTAGGAGCAATATCTGTAAAAGATGCTGGAAACGGTGTTCAGTCAGATGTTGACTTGATGACTGCGGAATTAAACCAGTCGGAGAGCCAAGTTGCTAAAGACGACATTTACAATAATATGCTGATTGTAGAAGCAATGCCAAACCGCCAGAGCAACACCGGTGGTGATACTGGTAATGCTGTATATTTACGTAATGGATGGGATTTTGCAGAGCGAGATGCCAAACTTGTTGAAGCATTCACAAAAGAAGCCGAAAAAGCTTCTGTCAGAATTATTCTCAACATCATTCGCAAAACCTCCAATGATGTCAAGATTTCTACCAGAGATTTTGATGTCAAAATCACCAGAAACCCAACAGATAACATGCTTGTTAAAGCACAGGCACTTGATTATCTGTTCAAGAATAAAATTCACCCGCTTATTGCATTGATTACTTGTGGATTATTCAGCGATCCGCAAAAGGTATATGAAATGAGCTTACCATATCTTGGAACTGTTTATCCCGAACTGGCAAACCCAGACGCAGAAATGAAGAAAGCACAAGAATTGATTAAAGATTTTAGTCAGAAATCAATTCAAAATCAATCAGCAACAATTTCTTCCACTGGTGAAGAATAGACGATTTTTACATTAATTATTTAAGGAATCTTGGAAAACTGAGATTCCTTTTTTAATACTCAAAAATATTGCAACAGCCCGTGAGCGCAAATCGGGCACAGATCATGTGCGGAGCGAACCGTGTGAACAAAGTGTGTTGGTCTGGAAGAAAGGAGATTTCATGACAAGAGAACAGGCAAAACAAGTACTTATCGGTATGGGAATTGAGGAACCATCTGATGAACAGGTGACCAAATATCTTGATTCCGTCACAGGAGAGGTAAAAAAGGAAAAAGACAAAAACACTTCCCTTAAAGAAAAAGCTGATAAGGCAGAAGCACTGCAAAAAGAACTTGATGAGCTGAAACAGCAAAACATGACTGATGCAGAAAAAGCAGAACTTGAACGTCAGAAAGAAAAAGCTGCAAACGAGAAAAGAATTTCTGACCTTGAATCCGCACTTGCAACTTCCCAGAGAGAAGCACTGACAGGAAAAATCACTTCCATTTTTGCTAATGCAGGAATGCAAGGTGATGCCTACGCAGGAGCAATCAAAGCATTTTCCAATATGAATGAAGAAGATGCACTCAAAGAAGCACAGACTTTTGTTGATGGAATTTCCGAAGTAAATAAAACAACTCTCGATACTGCAAAAGCTGCATGGGAAAAAGAAGCCCTTGAAAACACGCCTAATCCGGGTGGTGGAGCTGGCGACAGTAACGAGACAAAGAAAAGTGATGCATCTGAATATGCAAAAGCGTACTCAGCAAGAATGAACCCAGAAATCAAACCGGCGGACGATAACGCACCGGTAAATATTTAATTCAAGTAAAGGAGATTTAGATTATGGCTTTTATGAAAACAGAGCAGTACGAATCCACACCTAATATCCTCGAATCCGAGGTAGGACTGGTACTTAAAACCTATACAGCAGAACAGACAAATGCTGAAACCGTTGGAACTAAGAAGATCATCAAAGCAGGTTCTGTATATCCGACAAATGCAACCGGTGCAAAAGGAATCGTATTTGAAGAGGTTGATATGACAGACGATGTAAAGAGACCAATTTCCGTAATTGTTGCAGGACGTGTTCTTGAAAAGAGACTTCCGGCAGTAGTCGATACTACCGCAAAGGCAGAACTTGAAAAAGCGGGAATTGTTTTCGTAACCACTACAGACCCAGAATTTTAAGGAGGTATAACAGATGCCATTTAATGTATTAGAATCAATTACACAGGAAGAAAGACTTAACTTCTCTCAGGATTTCAGTGTTAAAAGACCTGGTATCCTTGATACCATTTTTCCAGATGTTAAAACTCAGTACCTGAAAGCTGAATACTACAGACTTATGGCTGGACAGAGACTGCCAGAAGTGGCATTCGTTCATGCGCTTGATACTGAAGCAGAAATCGGAACAAGACCGGGCTTCGAAAAAGTTCTGACTGAAAAACTCTTTATTAAGAGAAAAATCAATCAGTCCGAAAGATTACAGCAGGCAATTGAAAACGGTGTGCCGGATAATGAAGCACTGAAAAACTTTGTATTTGATGATGCAGCTAACCTTTTTGAAGGTGTTGTTGCCAGAGCGAATGTTATGAAAGGACAGTTCCTTTCTACAGGTGCCGTAAAAGTCAAAGAGAACAATGTAGATCTGAATATTGATTACGGCGTACCGACTGGTGCAAAAGTAACACTTGCCAACTGGGCTACACCAGAAGCAGATATCATGGGAGATATCCAAAAGATGGTGGCCGCAGCAGAAGACAATGGTTATGTAGTTAATAAGGCCCTTACATCCCTAAAGATGATTAACTACATGAGAAATAACACTGCTATGCAGACAGCAGTTCTGGGAGCAGCAAACAAACGTCTTCTGACCAAACAGGAACTTGCAAATCTGCTTATGCAGGAATACGGAATCACAATTGATCGTTGCGATGAGAAATTCCGCTTCAGAAAAGCAGATGGTTCTCTTAAAACAGGCAGATACTTCAAAGAAGATGTATTTACTCTGTATGAAGCAGATGCAAACGGTTCTTTCGGTACAGGACTCTGGGGCGTGACACCTGAGGAACTTGAATACAGACAGTTCATTCAGGAAGAAAACCGTTCTTTTGTAACACTGTCCATGTGGGCTACACAGGATCCGGTTGCAGTATGGACAAAAGCGTCCGGTATGTTCGTTCCGGTTGCTCCGAAAGCTAATGGCGGTATCGTTATCGGTACAAAGGGGGAATAACCGGGCATAGTCTCAATGAGAACAGCCAATCACCGTCTGTAGCAAGTGTTGGATCCGAAGAACCAACACATAAATACACAGAAAGTGAGCTGTCTAATATGACTGTACCACAGTTAAGACAGCTTGCAAGTGATAATGGCTATGCCCTGACAGCAACTAATAAGGCTGGTATCATTTCTGAAATATTATCTCAGCAGTAACGCAGAAAGAGGCGGTGAATTAAATGAATGAAGAACTTATGGAAGAATTATCACTTTATTTAGCAGATAATCCAGAATCTGAGTCCATACTCACTCTTTCTGTAAACCGGGCAATTCGTTCATTTAAAAATAAGCGAAATTACCCCTCTAGTTACACTGATGACAAAATCAAAAACGACATGAAAAAATGCTATGATTGCATATTTGATTTAGCCCTCTATTTTCTTGTGAAGCAGGGTGCTGAGTTCCAAGGATCACATTCTGAATCTTCTGTAAATAGAAGTTGGGAATCTGAAACCGAAATTTATATTAATCATGGTGTTTTTCCTTTTGCTGGAAGTTTGAGTTAAAAAAGATGGGATGGAACGCAATGTGTTTTTCCTCCCGGTACGTTGCAGGGTTGCTCATTAAAGTAGGGAAAGAGCAAAAATCTTATAGGGAGTGAAAGAAAGGAAAAGCGATGGGATGTGAACATGAGTGCTTTAACAATCACCGCTTCGAAGAAATTGAAAAAAGTATTCATGATATGCAGGAAAAGCAGTCTGAAAGGCACAAGGAATTTTATTCAAGAATTAATAAGCTCGAACAGCAGACCGCTCTGTATAGCAATGACTTAGATCATATCAAAGAAACAGTCGATGAAATGAACAACAATTTAAAAATCCTCATGGCAGTCCCAGGCAAACGTTACGACACCATTATTGTATGCATTATAACGGCAGTCGTGGGAGCAGTTGTAGGATTTATGTTGAGCGGTGTATTTCCTATGTAACAAATCGATTCCACTTGTAAGGGAGGACGGTGGAGTTATATGAATTATGCGGATTTTTCAGAAGATGAAAGAAAATTTTACTTGCAAGAAGCAGGTTTTGATTCACGTGAAGAAAAATTATTTCGATTACGGGCTTATGACGAAAAGACATTATGGGAAGCATCTGAATTAATGGGGTACAGTCCCAGAACCATAGACCGAATCAATAGAAAAATAAAAAAGAAAATTACCAAAGTTGCCCCGATGTATATTCGGGGCTTTTCTTTGTATAATGGCGGAAATGTGGCGAAATAGTGACGTTCAAATACAGTGTTCCTTCCTATATAATATAATCATAGGAGAAAACGTAATGATTATATTAAGAAACCCTTACGAGGGTATATGGGAAAAGCATCGTTCTATAGATGATATGGATATGATTCTTGAATCCCGGACAGGAGGAACAGATTATGGCAGGTTATCCGTATTATCCGCAACAGCCAATGATGAGCAACCCTTACGGACAAATACAGCCGTATCAAGACAGGTTGGCACAATTACAGAATAACTATCAACAGGCAATGCCATATGGACAAATGCAGATGCAGCAGCCTGTACAACAAATGCAGCAAATGCCAATGCTTCAAGGACAGATGGTTGATGGGATTGATACTGTAAAAGCAAAGGACGTTGATATGTCTGGCAACCCTGTTTACTATCCAAAGACAGATGGAACAGAAATATATAAAAAGCAATTGCAGGCAGACGGAAAAAGCAGAATCTTTGTTTACCGGCTTATAAATCCAGAAGAACAATATCCAAAGCAGGAAGAAAAACAGATTGACATTGAAGCAATGTTTAATCAGCTTCGGAATGATGTTTGCTCTGAGATTTCTGAAATAAAAAACATGTTCCCGACACAAATGTCGGAGACATCGGTATCTAAGCAGAACGGAGGTAAGCAAAGATGAGTTTCAATCCTAATGCCATGATGAAAAAGCAATTTGAGAAAATGATTTCTCAGAGGTTCGGAAGTGTGGATAACATGATGAACGATATGAGTAAATTTGCAGGAAACAATCCGACATTGAAGAATGCGTTGGATTTATACAAAAAAGGTGATACAGATCAATTACATCAAATACAGCAAAATGTATTTAATGAAAAGCACTTATCACCAGACGGAATTATCCAGAAATTCCTTGGATTATAACATTTCCCCATAATTGGGTGATTAAAAATCGCTACAATTTGGGACGACAGCCGCGGATGTCTCCTATTGTAAATAATATTTAAGGAGACTAAAAACATGATGAATGGTTCAAATTACAGCCTTAGTGACATTGCAGCTGCTACAGGCTCTAATAACCGTGCCAATGACATGTGGGGCGGTGATGGATTTTCACTTATCTGGCTTGTCTTGATCTTTGCTATCTTCGGATGGGGAGGTTTTGGCGGCTGGGGCGGCGGCTTCGGTGGCAATGGTGCAAATGGTGCTGGATTCCAAGGATGGGCCACACGTGCAGATATCAATGAGAGTTTTGCTCTTAACGATATTCAGAATGGTATCAGAGGTATTCAGCAGGGCATCTGTGACAGCACATATGCTCTCAACAATACCATGCAGAGTGGTTTCAATGGTGTGAATGTTGGAATGCTTCAGGGCTTCAATGGTGTTCAACAGGCAATTAACGCTGATACAGTAGCTAATATGCAGAACACAAACGCATTGCAGTCTCAGTTAGCTCAGTGTTGCTGCGACAACAGGGAAGCTATCCAGGGTATCAACTACAACCTGGCAACCAACACTTGTGCTCTTCAAAACACAATGAACAACAATACCAGAGATATTCTGGACAATCAGAACAGCAATACAAGAGCAATCCTTGATTTCTTGACGAATGATAAGATTGCAACATTGCAGGCAGAGAACTCTGATCTGAAGCGTGCTGCATCTCAGGATCGCCAGTCCGCGCTGATTGTAACTGAAATGAATGCACAGACGCAGCGATTAATCAATTCAATCAATCCATCCCCGATTCCTGCATTTCAGGTACCGGCTCCGTATGCATACGCAGGATGCAACGGATATGGAAACGGTTGCTGCTAAGTAACTCGCCCTTAGAGGTTGACTAATTCTAAGAGGTGGGTTGCGGCTCACCTCTTATTTGATTGAGAGGTAGAAATATGAGTTGTAAAAATGTTTGTAAGCTCTGCAACCATCTTGTGATAAGCCAGTCTGTCGCATTCACTGGTGGGAATCTTGTGGTTACACTCCCGGCAGGCAGTTATTCCAATGGAGAAAAGTATTGCATTGTTATCGCACAAAGCATACCAGAAGCCACTACGATTACTGCCCCGGTAATGATTCAAATAGGAACAGGAACAACTTTGTATCCGCTAGAGAATCGTTGCTGCGCACAGGTTACAGCTTGTGGCGTAAGAACCAGAACGAAGTACGCAACCAGAGTAGCTACAAGTGCAACTGGTGGAGTATTCAAGATGCTAGGAAACCCGGCTTGTAGTCCGAGTAATAATTTAACTGCAATTAATGGTACAGCCCCAACAACAGACGCACCTGTTACACAGGCTGTTAGAAAGGGGGCACTGTAATGCATAAAGTTGCAATGGAAATGGGAAAATGGGCTATGGAAAAAGCCAAAGCACATGGCTTTGATAATCTCAGTGCTCAAGACTGGGACGATCTGAAAGACTGCATGGAATCCGTAAAGTGTGCGATTTGTGCAGATAAAGATTACAGAATCGTAGAAGCTATGGACGAATGTGAACAGGAAGAGAAATATCTTGGACGCATGGGATATGACAGATATCGTTATGCAAACGGCAGATTTGCACCAAAAGGCAGAGGAAGCCGTATGGGATACAAGCCGTATCTGTACATGGAAGATGATGACTGGATGGACGAGTATCTGAACAATCCAGAGTTTGAACGTAATATGTACCGCATGGGTTATCATCCAGATCGTAGTGATATGAGAATGGATGGAATGAACCATAAGCAGTCCAGATATGGTGAAAGCTATGACAGATACAGCGAGAACCGCAGACATTACCATGATTCCAAAGATTCTGATTCCAAGCGTAAGATGGATGATTCTATGAAAGAATATACATCCGATATCGTCAGAAATCTTACAGAGATGTGGTCAGATGCAGATGCGACTCTTAGACAGTCGATGAAAACCGACTTAACTCGTCTGATACAGCAGATGAATTGAATATTAAATGAATTTTGCCCTTGTTACAGGAATGTAACAGGGGCTTTTTAATTAGGGAGATTGATGATGGAAAAATGTGTAATAAATGTTCTTGGAACGAATTACAGAATTATTCCAAAAGAACTTAAAAATGCAGATATTGACGGCCTTACAGATAATACTGCAAAGGAAATTGTTATCAGAACGGACAACGTAAATAACATTGGTGATTTTGACTTCTTACAGAAAAAGCAGTTGAGACACGAAATTATTCATGCATTCTTGTCGGAAAGTGGATTGCAGTGCAATTGGCAACATATGGAACAGTTCGGACATGATGAAACCACAGTTGATTGGTTTGCGATTCAATCTCCGAAGATTTTTGAAGTATTCAAAGAACTTGAGTTAATTTGAAAGGGATGGTGATAAGCCATGCTAAGACAATTTTATATGAACGGAGACCTATGGAGAGTGCAGTTCGTATCTCCGCACGACAGCGTGTTAATTGACCGCACAGGCGAAAGAACTCTTGCGGTATCGGATTATTCAACAAAGATAATTTCAATCGCAAACAACCTGTATGGAGAACTTCTGAACCGTGTATTTATTCATGAGTTGGGACATTGCGTAATGTTCAGCTACGGTCTATTGCCAGGACTTCACCGTATGGTCAAGAAACAGTATTGGGTGGATGCAGAGGAATTTGTGTGCAATATGCTTGCCGATTACGGATGCTTTGTAATTGGCGTTGCAAAAGATGTTTTAGGAAACCAATTTACTTATGTGTCCCCTGTTGGAGTAGAAAAAATGATTGCATAAATGAAAACCCTATTTTGCCAGCTGTAAATGATGATGGTGTACTTATTTTTTAGGAGGTAGTTCATGGCAGAATCAATTTTAAAAATCCATACTCAAAACGGAGATATTCCAGTTGGGTATCCAGGCTTAGCAGACAAGCCTATCTCAGATAAAACTTTGAGTAAAGAGGGAGCATTTGCCGACTCCAAAGCCGTAGGCGACAAATTCAAAGAAGCAAAGACAGAAACTGATTCACTAAAGGAAGATTTAGTTAACTTAGAGAATGGTACATGTATTTTAAAAGGAGAATTTGACGTTGGTAATATCAAAGGTACTACTGGTGAATATGAACGTAATTATATTTATCAGGTATCGAATAAACATCCCATTTCCTATGATACAAATTTAATATTATATATTAAAGATGGATTTCAAGTTGCTTTTTCTTGGTATGATAACGATGGTAGTTTTATAAAAAAAGATTCGTTTATAAAAAAATAGAAAAGTAATAACGGCAAATACAAAGTTTTCGGTGACTATTTTTAAAACAGGAATTACAACCGGAATTGCTGATATTCACGAATATTTAAGCGCAATAACATATGAATGGGAATTGATAAAATTAACTAACAGAAATGATATATTAAAGAATTACATGAAATTTGTATATGGTTCTTTATCAAATGGTATTCCGATTTCAACAACTGCATCGAGATTTAGAAGCAAAGATATCTCTTGTGCATATTATGATACTACTTTTAGGTCGTTGGAAAATAGATTTGTTTTAGCATATCATTCTTATGATGAAAATGGTAATTTTTTATATGATAGTGGGTGGAACTATGAAGTATCAGTAAGCAAAGGCACTAAGTATAGACTATTATTGAAAGATACTATGGAGGAATATAAAGAAAATGATATAGAATTAATTACAGAAAAATATGTTGCATCATATAGTGGCATAGAAGGCAATAGACATCTTATAGATGAATTAATTGGTAAAAAACCGGTAAATAATTTTAATGATTATACTGTTATAATGGCTCATCGAGGATATTCAAGTATTGCTCCAGAAAATACAATGCCAGCTTTTGAATTGGCATATAAAAATGGCTGTAGGTGTATTGAGACTGATGTTGTTTATACATCTGATAGAATACCAGTTTTATCTCATGATATTAATATTAATAGAACTGCTAGGGACAAAAATGGAAACATGTTGCCAGAAACTGTTAATATTTCTACTATTACTTATAACGATGTTAAACAATATGATTTTGGAATTTGGAAAGATGTGAAATATAAAGGAACGGAAATATGCACACTTGAAGATTTCTTGTATTTCTGTAAGGTAAAATCGGTACAGCCTATTATCGAATTAAAAACAGGCTACGACAATAGTTGGATAAAAGGCGCGTATAATGTGGCAAGTAAATTGGGAATGCTTGATAAGGTTGTATGGAATTCTTCTGAGCATTCGTTTTTAACATATATACACAGTCTATGTGATTTTACTAATTTTTTTGTAAATGTAGATAGGGATATAGATGAGGATGCAATAAATATAGCAATCAATCTTAAAACAAATAGTAATGCTGTTTATATAGGTTCTACAGTTAAGAAACTTACTTCAAATGGCGTTTCTAAAGCGTTGTCAAACAATATCCAAGTAGGCATTGGTACAACAGATGAAAAATCTGTAGCAAAAGAGTTTGTAAAAAATGGAGTACATTTTGTTTGCACAAATGCGTTGTTGATCGATGATTTGTATTAAAGTAATGAAGTATGTTACATTACTAATTAACTAAAGAGGGCTTATATTGATTAAGAACAGGAGAAAAGACATGAGAGTAAAGATTGAAGTCGGAGGACAGATGTGTTCGCAATCTTGAACAATGTAGATTCTGAGATGGATAAATCTGAAGAAGTGTAGAACGAAACTGAAATAAAATAAACAATCAACCATTTATGGGAGAGCAGAAATATTCCCCCTTTTTGCATTGGAGAAAGTATTATGAGAGGATTAAAAAGACAGAAACAGACCGTGTACTGGTCAAGAGTAACCGAAACACTTGATGGAATAGATACCGTACCGACATACAATCAGCCACAAAGTTTTAAGTTTTCCGTATCATCTACCGCAGGAACGCCAGAGGAAATATCAGCAGGAATCGTGCCGGATTACGACAGGTACATTACTTCCTTTAACCGTTCTTTCCATCCGCAAGAGGGAGATGTATTTTGGATTGATACTGTGCCACAGGTTGACGCACTGGGAAATCTGGTTCTGGAAGATGGTATTCCTACAACACCGCCAGATTATCGTTTGAAGAAAATCCTTGATACGCAAAGAGGAAATCTGGCTAGATATGGAATTAAAAAGATAGGTGCAGAAGAATGAGCGGACGAGTAATCAAATGCAATCTGAGCCAAAAATCTATTGGAAATGTAATCAAAGAATTGAAAGCATATCAAAACAGTCTTCGCGATAAAAATGAAGTATTTCTTAAAAGGCTTTGCGAATTGGGAATTCCTGTCATAGACGAAAATATTGTGTTGGCACAAGGAGATTCTGACAGGAACCACAATACCTACATCAAAATCAACAGGTTCGGAAATTACGCGCAGGCAACTCTTGTGTGCGAGGGTTCTGGAATTTTATTCATAGAATTCGGTGCAGGTATTTCGTACAACACTCCGGCAGGAACAAGCCCCCATCCAAAAGGAGAAGAATTTGGATATACTATTGGTTCCTACGGACAAGGAAAAGGAAAAAACGAATCATGGGTATATGTGGCAGATTCTGGCGAATGGGTACGTTCTTACGGTACAGAGGCTACAATGCCCGTTTACAAAGCGAGCGTAGAAATTATGCAGAATATCCGTAGAATCGCAAAAGAAGTATTTTCTGCATAAAAACATATCACCTTTTCTTACTGAATATAACGTCTGTTTTATGTATACTGTAAAATATAAAAGCATCTACCGGAATGGTGGGTGCTTTTTCTATGCTCAAAACAAGGTGGTGACAGAGATGCCAGATGTAGTGAAAAATCCAGTTTCGGATGTATTTGAACGATGGAAAGCAACTATTGAACCCGTTGTAGGAAAAGGGAACTTTTCTAATGACGAAAGTCAGACGGTAGCTTCAAACAAAAGGGTTTACGCACGTTTGTTCTTACTTGGAAATCCAACATCACGTGGCAATCTTGAGGGAGATGAGTGCGCGACAACACCATCTTTCCAATCAGAATCCTATGCGACTGGTTCAAAAGCTTCTTCAAAAGCATATGAAATTGACGATGCCAGTCACAAGGCTATGGTTGGCATGGGGTTCCGTAGGATATACGGGCCCGTAAGACAAAATAATGCTGATAACAGCATAAAACGTGTTGTTAGCAGATATAGCCGGATATATACTGGCACATTACTCTAGGAAAGGAGTGAGAAAAACATGGAACAGATTATGAATTACGTGAAACCGGAACTTCTTATTGTCGCGGTTGTACTGTACTTTATCGGAATGGGAATCAAAAAATCCGAAGTCATACCGGACAAATATATCCCGGCAATCCTTGGTGCTTTAGGCATTCTGATTTGTGGAATTTATGTTATTGCTACATGCGCTATATCTGGCGCACAGGAAATCGCAATGGCAATTTTTACCGCAATCACACAGGGAATCCTCGTTGCAGGACTTAGTAATTATGTAAATCAGATTGTAAAGCAGGCAAGCAAAGAAGACTAGAAGGAGGTGATCCTTTTATCTCCCGGTACAGGGTTACGTACTAGAACCAGAGCCGTTAAGGCTCTTTTTTATTGCAACAAATTATAGCCGAAAGGCAGAAAGGAGCCAAAATGGCACGATTAACTACACTTGGTGTGAAATTTTCATATGCCGTTGAAACCGTGAAAGGTACAAAACCTGCCAAATTCACACAGCTGGAAGAAGCCTCTTCCATCGGCGGTATTTCTCTTGACACAGAACAGATTGATGTTTCTGCACTGGAAGATTATCTGACTCAGTATGCAGCTGGTAGACAGGATACAGGTGGTACATGGGAAATTGAATTCATCATGGATCCAGACAAATCTGTTAAACAGATTAAAAAACTGTACGAAGATTCTAAGACTGCAAAAACTACAGGACTGGCAACCTGGTTCCAGGTGTCATTCCCGGATATGTCCGACGCATTCTTTGTTATTGCAGAATGCGGTCGCGAAATTCCAATGCCAGAAATTGCACAGAACGAAGCAGCAACCATGTCTATTTCTCTTATCATCAATACATATAAGGGACTGGATACCAAAATTGAGCCGACAGCGGCTGCTGAATAAGATGTAAAACAGGGAGGATAATTCATGTTTAGTTTCTCAGTAAATGATAAAACATACAAAGTAAAATTCGGATACGGAGTGCTTACTCAGTCGGACATTCTTACACAGGTGTCTTCTATGGGGGCAATCAATAATCCGAAAGATATGATTAAAATGCTTCCAGAACTGATTCTGGCAGGACTGCAAAGAAAACACAAAGATGAATTTGGATATGAAACCGAAGAAGAAAAGAAAATTGCATACGATAAAGTGTGCGATCTTCTGGACGACTACGAAGATGAATCCACAGAGGAAAATCCTCATAATGGATTTACTTTATTTGAAAAAGCAAGTCAGGAGCTTGAAAAGAACGGTTTTTTATCCGGAATGGTAAAAGCAATGGAGGAGAAATCGGAGGAAGAAAAGAAACTTCCGAAGACTCCGCAGGATCACAAGAAGAAGAGCTAACTTTTCCAGAAGTAGTTCATAAAAAGTTACTTCCATTGTATTTATCAATCGGTGTTTCAGAAGAAAAGTTTATGGATTCTACACCATATGATTTAGAACCATATATGGAAGCCTACAAATTAAAACAAAAAATGGCTGATTCGCAAGCATGGCAGTTCAACATGTACACGATGTGTGCAGTTCAGACTGCGGTTGCAAATGTGCTTATTGGTAAAAAGTCAAAAGCTGAATACCTTAAAGAACCATTTTCACAAACAGCCGAAAAGCAAAAGCAAGAGGATGAAGAGAATCTTTCTGAAACAGAAAAGAAACGGCAACGTGACAGGTTGCTCATGACATTGCAACTCATGCAAGCAAATTTTGAACTGAATCATGGTAATAATGACGAGGGCAGGCAGGATTAAAAGTCTTGTCTGCCCTTTATTTTTTTGATTAAAAGGAGGTGTTTTAATGGCCGATAATACCATAGATACCCTCAATATACAAATAGACAGTAGCACAACTCAGGCGGTACGGTCTATTAATAACCTTGTAAAAAAATTAGATATATTAAACACTGCCCTTGGAAATCTTGACATAAGTCGGTTAAATAATTTTTCCAATTCTTTAAAAAGTTTAGGTAGCGTGAATTTTAAAGCAAATGGATTGAATGCGGCTATAAACGCTATCAATCGTCTTGGAAAATCCGATTTCAGTCAGTTTGATACAGGAAAATTAGGTAAAATTCTTACCGAGATGCAGAAACTTGATGCTATTCCAGATGTTTCTCCGAGCGTTAGCCGGTTCACAACCGCTATAGCTAAACTTGCCGGTACAGGACAGTATATCGGCAATGTATCAAAGGAACTTCCGAATCTTGCGACAGGTTTAAATAATGCGGCTACTAAATTAGGATCTATGAGCGAAGTATCAGCATCCACCAATGCTTTTATTACTTCTCTTGGAAAATTAGCTAGTGCAGGAGATAAAACCGGAAAGACTGCAAGTCAATTATCGACTCTCGCGCAAGAGGTTTTAAAGTTTTTTGACGTAATGAAAAGCGTACCAGATATCAGTTCGAGCACAATAAGAATGACAGAAGCTCTTGCAGTATTAGCATCGTCTGGAAGCAAAGTAGGGCGTGCCACAAGTAGCGTTTCGAATTCATTTAACACGCTTTCTTCGTTAGGTTCAAAAGCAAGTACTGTAATTAATGGGCTGACAAATGCTTTTCAAAAATTTGCTTCAAAAGCTATTTCTTTAGGCGGAAAAGCCGTATCTGCAATCGCAGGTATTGGAAATGCATCTTCTGAAGCTGGTGAAAAAATAAGAAGATTGTCAAATCCTCTGAGTTCGGTAACGAATAAGTTGAGTGCTCTTTACACCAAAGGTTTTCTCGCAAAAAGAGCATTAGATGTTCTGACATCGCCAGTAGAATCCGCAATGAACTATGTAGAGACTCTGAACTATTTCAACTCTGCGTTCAATCAGGTGGCAGAAGGAATCAACACTGACGAATGGAAAAAAAGTGGCATAAAATCCGCTGAAGCATATGCAAATTCATTCCAGGAAAGGGCAAAACAGCTTTCACAGAAACTGACAGGATTCGAAATTTCAGATACTGGTGAACTGGCTAGAACCAATACCGCTAGTCTTGGACTTGACCCAGAAAAAACAATGCAGTATCAGGCAACATTTGCACAGATGGCATCATCTATGGGCGATACATCAGAGACTGCCTTAAGATTGTCTAATGCACTTACTATGATTGGTGCTGACCTTGCTTCTGTACGAAACATGGACTTCGAGGATGTATGGCAGGACATGGCATCTGGCTTGACTGGTATGAGCCGTGCAATGGACAAGTACGGCATCAATATCCGTAATGCTAATATGCAACAAGAATTATACAATCTGGGAATCGACACCAGCATATCAAAGTTATCTCAGGCAGATAAAACGATTTTGAGAACGATTATCTTGCTGAACAACTCTAAGTATGCATGGGCTGATTTATCAAACACGATCAATCAACCGGCAAATCAGATTCGTATGCTTCAATCTAACTTTGCATCCCTTGGTAGAACAATAGGTTCCTTATTCATTCCTATACTGCAAACAGTACTTCCATATATCAATGCAATAGTAATCGCAATACAAAGAATGTTCGCTTATATTGCAAAACTTCTTGGAATCAAACTGTCTAACTTTGTATCATCTACTGGCGGTATTTCTGTAGATACAAGTAACATTGCGGATGATATGGATAATGCCAGTGATTCTATTGATACTGCAAATAAGAATGCCAAAAAGCTCAAAAAAACATTGTCAGTTCTTTCATTTGATGAACTGAATCAGCTTAATGACAATTCTGATTCTGGTAGTACAAGTAATCCATCTTCTGGCTCTGGAAAAGGCGGTTTGGGGCATATCAAAGCACTTGATGCAGCTTTGAACGATGCTTTATCTGCATATCAAAAAGCATGGGACGAAGCATTCAAGAAAATGTCCAACAGGGCAAATGAAATGGCAGATGCCATTGTAAATGCCTTTAAGAGAAAAGACTGGAAAGGCCTTGGAAAAATCATGGCTGATGGCATCAACTGGGGAATGCAAAAGCTTTATGATTTCATTAACTGGAATAACGTAGGCCCGTACATCACTAAATTCACCAGTGCGTTCACCCAGACTTTCAACAGCCTTGTTGATAATATCAACTGGGATTTGATGGGGCGTACCGTTGGAGCTGGTATGAATACCATTGTAAATACTGCAAACCAACTTCTGGAAGGAATCGACTGGAAGAACCTTGGTGCTAAATTTGCCAATGGTATCACTGGTCTTGTCCGTGAAGTGGACTGGAGCAATTTCGGTAATCTGCTCGGAAATTCCTTTATGCGCGGTTGGGATATTTTTTCTGGATTCGTGGAGAATCTTCCATACGGAGAAATCGGAACAGCTGTTGCAGAAGGATTGAACGGAATCTTTGAAAAGATTAGCTTTGGCGAAATCGCTCATACGCTCGCAACTGGCTTGAATGGTGCTTTCGATACACTGGCTTCATTTACCAAAGACTTTGAATGGAATGACCTGGTTAATAATATTACCAACGGAATTACGACATTCATGCAAGAATTCAACTGGCGAAAAAACGGTCAAAAGTTAGAAGAATTTATCAACAAATTGCTCACATCTCTTATTGAGATTTCCAGAGGTGTTGACTGGGAAGCCTTCGGTCACAACGTAGGCGTATTTCTTAGCCAGATTGATTGGGCGAAGCATCTTGGACAATTAATCACTGTTATTGGTGATGTCCTTGGTGGGATTTGGGAAGGCCTCGGAAGTACATCTGCCGGCACATTTATTCAAGCTATGGCTGTATTTGCAGTTGGTAATAAGCTCATGCCATTAGTTGATACAATTACTAAGTTTTTTACAGGTGATACTGTATTTGGAAATCTTTCTAAAGCTGTACAAGGTATGCTGAGTCCCGCAATCACAGAAGCAGTCTCAACAACTATTCCGGCTCTTGGGACATCGTTAGGCTCACTTGTTGCAACTGGTGGTGGAATTGCTCTTGCAGTAGATGGTGCAGTATTACTTACCAAGAAATTAGCAGGACTTTTTGAGACCATGCAAGGTGGTAATGGAATGACTACACAGTATGGTGGCTATCTCCATGATTACGCAACACAGCTGACTGATGTAGCAAATCTTACAAACGATCAATCGGAAGCGTTGTGGCAGCTTATTGAGAAGGATGAAGAACTTGGAAAAACTCACGATGAAATGTACTCTGATATGGTTGAAAAATTGAAAGAGTATGGCGTTTCATCCGATCAGGCTAGAACAGCTCTTGAGCAGTATGGCGCACAGGCCGGTGTATCGGCTGAATTTGTTGAGGGTATGACTAATCAAATCTCCGCACTTGGAGATGGCGTGTCAGAAGCAGCTGGTAAATTCGATACATCAAAAATCAGTATTTCGGATTTGAAAGACGAGCTATACTTATTGAGTCTGAAATCTGACGATTTTGGTGGTTCATACAAAACAGCCATGGACGAACTTGATAATGCTAATAATGGTGGAACTATCACAAATACCAAAGATGCATTAGATACAGTCTACACTTCATTGAAGAATGCAGGAGTTCCACTCGATGAACTGAACAACAAACTTGCAAAAGACTTCCCGAACGCTACGTTAGCCACAAAATCAGCAGTAGACAAGAATATTGTTGGAGCACAGCAGACTATATCAACATCAGTTGGACAGGCATCAAGAGACACTCAAACAGCCACAAATCAAATGGCAAAAAATGCCACAGATGATTTCTCGGAAATCCAGAAACAGGCTGATACTTACATGAAAGGCATGGAAACTACAACTACTAGCTCATGGGGAAATTCTTCCAGAGAAGCGACATTAAAGGCAAGGGAGATGAAAAATGCCGTAAGTACAGAGCTTGGAAATATGGACAAATCTGTAACAAGCCATTTCAAGAGCCAGTACAACATTGCATATGGAAAATGGCAGAATATCGGAAGAGATATTTCTTCCTACATTTCAAAGGACATGAACAACAAAATTGGCAGTTCCTTGAACAGCGTTGTAGATACAATCAAGAGCAAGTTTACCGGGTTGTATAATGTCGGCAAAAATGCAATGCAAGAACTGTCAAATGGCATGAAATCTGTCCATATCAGTACGCCGCATATGTGGATGAACATGAACGCTTCTACAAGTGGAAACCATTATTCCTACAACTGGGATTCTGGTGTAAATTGGTATGCAAAAGGCGGTTTGTTCAAAAATGCATCTGTCATTGGTGTTGGTGAAGCGGGACAGGAAGCTGTTCTCCCTTTGGAAAATCGTAAAGCCATGAAATCCATTGCCGACAGCATCATGTCCGGCTATGACGGCAACATGGGACTTACGAAAGATGAGATTATGGAAGCTGTTGAGCGTGGCGTAGTTACTGCTTTGATGAACAATGGTGGCTTTGGTGGTTCTTCACCAGAGTACATCATGAACAGCATCAAAGTGAATGAACGTGAACTGGCACGAATCGTCACAAAGGCTCAGAACAACACAGATTACCGTATGAATCCGTCCCCGGCATATTGATTTTTGCGGTAGAATTTGATATACTAAACGAGAAATAGTTATTACATTTGTTGAAGAGAGCACACTAAAGATGAAACGAGGGAAAAACCTCACGATTCTTTGGTGTGCTCTTTTTTTTGCTTGGTAAAACCAACAGGCTAACCCGACGGGGGACAAGTGCAATTCCATGATGCACCTGCCTGTTGCTTTTCATAAATCATGGGTCTGTGACGAAACGGCAGTCACGTATTAACGACATGGAGGTTATCTATATGAACGGTCGAAAATTAGTTTCCCCAAGACAATTAAAATTTGCCAGAGCAATTGCTGATGCGCTGAATATTGAAGCAGCTTTTAGTGAAAGCGATAGTTATTATGATGTCAGTGAATTTATCAGAGAACACGAAGAGGAATATAAAAAATGCAATTGGAAAAAAGCGAGTGTTCGTCAAATTGATTATGCTAATGCAATTTCACGAGCTTGCTATGGATACAAAAGATTTGATGAGAATAGTCGATATGGTGATGTATCTGACTTTATATCAAAAAATAAAGACGCATATGCACGGATATTATGGAGAGAATCCATTATAGAAAAGAACAATGAAGATGTCGTTGAGTGTAGTAAAGATTTTCCGATAGAATCAATGCTGTTTTTGTGTGATAATTTGTATAAAGTTCATGGCATATACGCTTTTATTGGCGAAGACAATACCATTTTATATATTGGAAAATCAATTGATTTATCGCAAAGAATCACGTCATCTTATAGGGAACGAAAAAACTCAGCAAAAATTACCCGAGTAATGTTTTATACAGTGAACAATATTGCAGATACAAACATTTTGGAAATATTACTTATCGCTGAAAATAATCCGGTTCTTAATGAAGATTGCAAAACAGAAGTTTCTCCCGAACTGTTTCATAGTGGAATAGATATACTTCGAGATTTCAGTGAAATTCCACTTAATAATTCAGAAAGGGAGGCAGTGTGATTATGGCAGTATTTAGAGTACACAAAACAAAGAATTACACGCTGATGAGTAATCATCATTTAAGAGACAAGAATTTAAGTCTTAAAGCAAAAGGACTTTTGTCAGTGATGTTTTCTTTGCCGGATTCTTGGAATTATTCTATTCCGGGGTTATGTGCAATCTTGAAAGAAAACGAAACAGCAGTAAAGTCAACTATAAAGGAATTAAAAACAACAGGATACCTTGTTGTGGATAAGAAAAAACCTTGCAAAGAAGAGGGACGATCTAAGTTTGAGTACATTTATAATATTTACGAAACTCCGCAGGATGTATCTGATAACAACAATAATCAAGAGTCTTTTTTTCAAGGTATAGAAAACCTACCCCTAGAAACTCCAGAGGTAGAACATCACCCCCATAATAAAAGAACTGATATATCAACTACTGATAAATCAATTACTGATACAAATAAAGACTGTACTTTATCAAGTACAGAGGAAAAGACTTTACCATCGTCTGGTAAAGGAGTAAAGACTTCTGCTCCTAATAATAATATAAATATAAATATTAATAATATACCACCTAGAACGAAAGAGCAGAAGCAGGAACGGTACAAGCAGACCTGGAACAATCTCTCTGAAGAATACAACGATGAAGATGTACCGCAGTTGCTGTTTGATAAATTTAATTCACGGTACGGGGATAAAGAAAATATTTTGCAAGACCATGACATTTGTCTGACCATGGCAGTTATCGCTTACTACTTCAAACAGTACCGGGAACACATGAACGAACAACATATAATGATTTCTGCCGAATACGCGAATCAGTTCTTGGGAATTATTGCCAGTGATGAATCACCATTGATAAAAGCAGCTGTTGAGGAAGAGGACGAACTGGAATTTTACCAAGATATGATTGATGAATTCTTCCGGTCGGACATAGGAAAACGTTCTGGTAAAACATATGACCGTCATATCTGGTTGTTCTTCACTGAGGAGAATCAGAGAATCTTGTGTGAACGAGTGAAGCAAAAATGGGAAGAGCAAGAATACACTGACTAAAACGAGTCAAAATCTATTCAAAATATCATAGGTGAAATTTCCTCACATGACGTATTCAAATTGATTCTAGCCAAAAAACATTACAGTAATTGATTACAAACTAAATATACAGGAGAAACGCATGGACTTCAAACAAAAATACTTTGCCATATGGCAGGAAGTGTGGGGACTTCACAAGAAATACTGGAAGATTCCACTTGATGATGCAAAACTGTGGGAACAATTTATATCTGAAACCGATGAACTCAGAAATAGATATTCGGGACGGTCAGAAGAACAGTTTGTGGAAAAACTTATTCTTGCTGTCATAAATGAGGTCGAAAACGTTTCAAAATCATCTGGCGATAATTTCCACAGATAATACGTTAGGATTGATTCTGGCTTAAAATAATACAGTAATTAATTAGAAAGCGAGAAAGAAATGAGTAGACTTGGAAAAGAAATGCCAGCAGAGTATTCTGACCGATTTGATGAACTGAGGCAAAACCGGTGCGAAACAAGCTTTTACAAATACGGCACGGCAAAAGATAATTTTGGAGAACGTCTGGTAAATGCGATTGAATCACACGATATGTGCATTAAAAAATATAAAGAAACCGGTAACACGGAGTATCTTTGCGATGCTGCGAATTATTTGATGTTCGAATTTATGTATCCACAAATCGAAGGTGCATATTTCAAAGCTACTGACAGTGGAGAAAGTGCCGGAGTAGCTGGAACACCAATTAATCAATTAAGGGAGAAATGGTAAAATGAAAAAATCGGGCAATTCTCATGGGGAATACGGATTATGAGACATTTTGCAAAGAACAAATCCGTTTAATGCAAAGCAAAATATAACTTTTTCTTACTGAATCTCACCTTGTATATGTGATAGAATAAAGAATCATAAAGCGTCTATCAGAGCGATAGGCGCTATTTTCGTGTAATTAAGCATCTTCTTTCGGGGAGGTGCTTTTTCTTTTATGAGGTGTTATATGGCAGAAATATTTTTAAAAGTAAACGGTGTCTCGATGCCTTGCCCGTCTTCCTACACATGGGGATTACAGGACGTATCAGCGGCAAAATCAGGAAGATCTGATGACTCTGTCATGCATAAAAACAGGGTAGCGCAAAAAAGGAAATTAGCTTTGCAGTGGAAAGGTAAAGATTGGGCTACTACAGCTAAGATCCTTCAAGCGTTCAATCCCGAGTACATCCAAATTACATATCCAGATATGATGTCTGGAAAATACGAAACCAGAACATTTTATGTTGGTGACAGGAGTGCGCCTGTTAAATGGTGGTGGCATGGAAACCAGAGAACAGAATCTATCAGTTTTGATGTGATTGAGAGGTAATGCATGAGAAAATTATCTAACAGATGGAAAGAAAAAGTCAAGAACGGAATGGACGTGCAGTACCTCAAGTATGCAGATATCACACTTACAGACGGAACTGTACTCAATCTGACCAGTGCCAATCTGTGGCAAAACGGAATGGAATTCGAAGATTCCGTATCTAATGATAGTAGCTTTGACATCGGTTCTGCAATCATCAATGTATTGAATCTTAGCATTAATAATTTTGACGGTGAGTACTCCGATTACGATTTTGAGGGAGCAGAAGTCATATGTTATGTTGGATTACAGATTGAAAATGAGGATACAAGTGAACTGTTAGATTCAGCTGGAGAACAAATACTGGATTCAACCGGTGATACAATCATAGTTCATAAAAATGCGGTTATTGAAAAAACACGTATTTGCACAGTGACAGTTATTGAACAGCCGGAAGACGAAACGGTGACCATAGACCTTACGTGCGAAGATAATATGCGGAAGTTTGACCGCAATTATTCCGACAGCAAATTGAAATATCCGGCAACCAGAGGGCAGATTGTACGAGATGCCTGCGAGGTATGTGGAGTTACTTTGCAAACAACATCATTTGACAGAGATGATTATATCGTGCAGAATCGTCCAAATGACGAAGCTTTAACATTTCGCCAGGTTCTACAGTGGGTTGCACAGATTGGCTGTCAGTGGATGAGATGCGATGAATATGGCAGATTGTGCATCAATTGGTACGGTTCTGTCAATGAAGAAGAACTTACAGTTGATGAACTTGGAGTATTAAAAACACAGGACGGAAGCAACGTTAATCTTAACTTCTCGAACTCAGATGGTGCGTTGTCGGCTGACAATGGTACGCTTCTTGAAAATGATGGGATTCTGAGGCTTTTTGCAACTGACGAAAAAGGTAACATTTCTGAAATAGAAACCACCTATGGTTTTACTCCGCATCATACAGATGTAGTAATCACAGGCGTGAAAGTAACTGAATACAGCGAATCCTCTTCTGATAATCCGCAAACTTACATGGTTGGTACAGAGGGATATGTACTTGGAATTTCTGGTAATAAATTAATTCGTGTTGGCGATGGCCAGACAATCGCTTCAATAATCTCCGAAAAATGCGTTGGCATGAGATTTAGACCATTTGAATCCGAGTGTCCTACAGATGTGGCTATGGAAGCCGGAGATTCACTGATTATTGTGGATAGAAATGGAAAAATATACACATCGCTACTTACCACAACTACATTGAAACCGGGATCCGGTCAGAAGATAGCTTGTAATGCCAAAAGCGCTGCTAAAAATAGCAGCACCCAATATTCCCAGGCGACGCAGGCATTTGTTACTGCAAGAAATATGGTTAAGCAGGAAAAAACCGAGAGAGAAAAAGCTCTTGAAGAATTTGGAAAAAGAATTGATTCAGCCACTGGTGTATATACCACCGAAGAAATACAGGAAGATGGAAGCCGGATTTTTTATTTGCATGATAAGCCTACACTCGCTGAATCCAAAGCAATTTGGAAGATGACCTCCGAGGCGTGGGGCGTATCCACAGATGGTGGACAGACATGGAATGGTGGCATGACAGTTGATGGCGATACGATTGTAAGAATTTTGAACGCGGTTGGCATTAATGCTGATTGGATTAATGCCGGTGCAATCATGGTCAAGGATTCTGATAGGAATATTCTCTTTTCTGTCGATATGGATACCAAAAAAGTAATAATCAGTGGTGATTCAGTTGTTATCGGTGGCAAAACAGCCACAAAAGCATTATCCGACAATCTTCAGGAGAGCAAAGATTATTCAGATGGTAAATTAGCTGATTACGCTGACACAGTAACAGGTTCATTGGCTGGATTACAAGCACAGATTGATGGACAGATTGAGTCCTTCTTCTATGATTACGAACCGTCTTTACAGAACAAACCGGCTTCTGAATGGACAAGCACAGAAGAACGCAAAAAGCACGAAGGTGATCTTTTTTACTGGAAGAGCACTGGCTACGCGTATCGGTTTATGCAGGACGGTGCAACATGGAAATGGCAGATGATTCAAGACAACGACATTTCCAAAGCACTTGCACAAGCTGAGAAAGCGCAAGATACCGCAGACGGCAAGAGAAGGACGTTTGTTATACAGCCTTCACCGCCGTATGATATCGGAGATTTATGGTCTCAAGACGGTGGAGATATCCTCACTTGTGTTGTAGCAAGAGCAAAAGGAAGTGTGTATGCGTCATCTGACTGGAAGAAACTGAATAAATATACCGATGATACCACAGCAAACAAAGCCCTTGAAGCAGCAGCTCTTGCCAAAAACATGACTTTGCAGCTATCAAACGAAATGCAGACGATTACGGCTGATGCAGATGGCAATATCGCAGTATTTCCACAGGTATCTACCAAAGCTACTGTAATGTATGGCTCATCGGATATTACAGACGATTGTAGTTATACAATCACAAAATCCGACAGTATCACAGGCTCTTGGAGTGATGCAACACATATCTACAATGTTACTGGGCTATCGGCAGACAATGGATGGATAGACATCAGAGCAACATATCTCAGCAATCTGTCAGTAACAAAAAGATTCACGATTTCTAAGCAGAAAAAGGGCGAAGATGGAAAAGATGGTGAACCTGGTAGAACATATATGGTTGAGCCATCATGTAACGTCTTGAAACGTGGCTCTGACAAGACAATTAGTCCAAACTTTATAACATTTAAAGCGTATTATCGTGACGGAAAGTCAGCTACTAGAGTGCCTTATAAAGGCAGATTCGTTGTTGAAGAGACTGCTGACGGAAACACTTGGAATACCATTTATACTAGTTCAACCGATGAGGATACCGTGACACGCTATTTGTATTCTATTTTGACAAATGGATCTGGTCAGACAGTAGCAAGTTCTACTGGTTCAACTGTCGGTATTCCAAGAGATGTGACAAATGTTAGATGTAAATTATATGCATCCGGTGGTACTACGACATTGATGGATATGCAGAGTGTTGCGGTAGTGATTGATGTGGACAATTTGACGCAGGAGCAAATAGTTAGCATTCTGACTAATGACGGGGCTTGGAAGGGATTATATTATAGCAATGGGCGTCTCTACGTCAGCCTTGATGCTCTTCTTGGTGGAACAGTTACCTTGGGCGGCAAAAAGAATGGGAACGGTTATCTGAAAATTAAAGATGCCAGCAATGCTGTTAAAGGATTAATTGATTGCTCTGGATATACTGTATTTACAAGCTACGAAGAAAATTCAAAATACATGAAATATACAGGCATACAATTTTCAAGCGATGGAATATTCCCTGTTGATATCAAGAAGTTCTTTGACGATGAAGTAGATATTGAAATTGAAGGTGGTGAAAATTGGGGAATCAGTTGGGATGATAACAGTCTAAACGTATATGCCACAGAGGTATCGGCTGATACCGGTACATTTGAAGATTTAACTGTTACTAATTCTGCATCTTTTGCAAAATCGCCAAAGATAGAAAACATGCAGTATACGACATCATCAAATACTATTTGTTGGGATGGACGTACAGGATACAAACAGCTGATGCTGAAATCTTCATCTTCGAAACGCTATAAAGATATTGGAAACGATATTTCAGAACAAGAAATTGAAAAATGGTACAATATCGAACCAACGTGGGCGAAATACAAAGAGGGATATCTAGTTAAAGGGGACGAGAATGAAGGAAGATATATCCCGATGTTTATTGCTGAGAATGTAGAAGCATTCTTTTCAGAAGCTACTCGGCATCAAAACGGACTTGTTGAGGACTGGAACGAGCGTATCATGATTCCAGCAATGTTTGCAATGATAAAAAGCCAGAAAGAACAGCTTGACCGACAGGAGAAACTAATTAATCAGCTCTATGAAAAGTTCAATATAGAAAAGGAGAATTAATATGGCAAAATTTAATGAATATCCCGTAAAAACAACACCAAAAGATGCAGATAAATTTATGCTTTACAGTGCGGAGGATGCGGCAAACAAGCTGATTGATTATGATAAGCTTGCTGATGCGGTACTCAATAAATTGACATCAAAGACCTTCGGACTGGATCAGGGAACGATGACGTTACCGTCCGCGCTTAACCAATTAAATAGTAACCGGTTAAAACCCTTTTATAAAGGTATGATCACCAATAGACTAGTTACTGTTCCTCTTGTTCCGGGACTTTATCTAGTTTCAACGTATCGTAGTGGAGGATACAAGATAAGTTCATTATCTATAGTTAATATTCAGATGCAGGACGGTTCTTTTATCGAAACACTTGTTAAAGGTGCGGATTACGACAACACCATTGAAATGAAATATACTGATAGCAACATTTCATTTCAATATAAGGTTGACTTATCTGGTGGATGTACAATCGTTATATTCAAGTTGGCTTAAAGATTTATGAAATATAAAATAGTAACTCCTTTAGAATCTCAAATATTAATTCATCTTCACACACAATAACGATTCATAGAGTTTCCAAAAATAAATCTCTTTTACATTGCGCATTACTATATAGAATGAATTATGAAATGGAGGTACATAAATGTCAGTAAAGCAAGTACAAGCTATTGTAAATGGACAGACTTACACCCTTACTTTTAACAGTAATACGGGAAAATATGAAGCTACAGTAACAGCTCCAAATAAGTCCAGTTACAGCCAGAGCGGACATTATTACGGAATAACAATCAAGGCAACGGACGATGCTGGAAACGTGACCACCAAAGATGCAACAGATTCCGCAATCGGTAGTTCCCTGCGATTAACCGTTAAAGAAAAGGTCGCTCCGGTAATTACAGTCACAAATCCAACAGCATCTGCAACACTTGTCAACAACAAGCCAACTATCACATGGACTGTTACAGATGATGATTCTGGTGTTAATCCGTCTACTATCGGTATCACAATCGATTCCGGAAGCAAGATTACTGACGGCATTACAAAGACCGCCGTAACCGGTGGTTACAATTGTTCGTACATACCGGCAACAGCTCTTACCGATGGTTCTCATACCATTAGGTTTGATGCATCCGATTACGATGGCAACGCAGCTACGCAGAAATCCGTAACATTTAAGATTGATACCGTACCACCAACTCTGAGCATCAGCTCTCCGTCAGATGGATATGTTACAAATAAAAATACAATCACTGTATCTGGTACAACCAACGATGCAACATCTTCTCCTGTAACCGTTACAGTTAATGGCAAAGCTGTCACTGTTGGTAGCAGCGCCGGCAGAAAGTGACACATTGATAGTTGGAGAAGGGAATGTATTAAAAAAAATATCGTTCTCACAATTATTTACATACCTGAAAGACAAGCTAGGCATTAATACATTAAACACGAAGATAACTTTTGTAAATCAAGTTTATAAAGGTACTGGAGCAGGACATATCTATATTAATCCACCAGATACTAACAATGATTATTACTTAATAGGAGCTACTAATGCGGATTGGAACGCTTGTCCAGTTAGTATAGTTGCTGTAAGTAAGCAAAATTCTACTCATATAGTGCATTTTAAGGGTAACATTGAAACTGGTAAATCTGTTCGAATACTCAGTATGTGGACACAAGCTAAATATATAACTTTTAAATCATAATATAATTTATGCTCGTATAAACATTAAATCTGCTATATAATTACCTGCTGATACAAACCCATTACAAACAATATTATAGCCATTTGATGAAACGCCTACTGCGCAAATAAGAGCTTTGTTATCTCCCGAACCAATAACACCAATATTTTGATTATTTGTTGATACTTTTACTGGTAAGGTCAGAAGAACTGTCCCATTTTGTATACCAGAAGCAGTAAGTGAATTAAATCCAATATGGAGATATAAAAAGCTATCGTTATATATACAATATGTTTGTCCAGTTTGCAAATATCCGCCACCATTATATGTTTTTAATGTAACATTTTTATTATTTATCTTCGTGTTTAGCATCTGTACCTATGCTTTATAATTAAGGTACGGGAGGTGCTGATAATGGAGTCAAGGCAAATGATCATACAATCAGTAATGCAAGTATTAAAGAGCAAAGTGGATCAGGAGACACTGGATATAGTGCAAGATGCGCTTACGATCGAACTGAATCGTTATGAAGTCCAGGAACGAACAACAGAACTATCGGTGGTAGACAATAGTGCTGTAGGAATGTTACGCAGGTATATTGCTACCAAAAGAATCGAGGGCAAAGCAGAGTTTACACTGAAAAGATACTGGGAACAGAACCTACAGTTAATATGCCAAGAATCCGAGCAGCACCATAAGGCTCTTATTTTTGCACAAATTTGCGCCGGCGCAATGCCGAGAAAGGACAAGAATATGGAATTAAAAGGAATTGACGTATCATCGTGGCAAGGAAAGATTGATTGGAACAAGGTTGCAAATTACGGAATGGATTTTGCAATCTTGAGAATTACAGAAGCCGGAAATGTTATTGATGGACAGTTCGAGAACAACTTTGCCGGATGCAATAAATATAAAATTCCAGTAGGAGTATACAAGTATTCCTATGCTTCGACAGTATCCGAAGCCCGGAGTGAAGCCAGAAAGGTTGTTTCCGTACTGAATGGAAGAAAGATTCAGTTTCCAGTATTCCTCGACTTAGAGAATCATAGACAGAGAGTACTTGGAGCTGAAAGTATTCATAATCTGGCAGAAGCATTCAGAGAGATTATTGTTGCTGCTGGTTATAAATTTGCAATCTATTGCAATCTTGACTGGTACATGAATGTGATTTGCAGTCACCTCAAAAAGCATGATTTCTGGATTGCCAGATATCCGGCAAATGATAACGGGACAGTAGTTGAGAGATTACGTCCAAGTTGGGGTGTTGGCTGGCAGTACAGCTCAAAAGCAACGATTCCAGGAATTAATACCAAAGTTGATAGAAATATATTTTATAAAGATTATACAGAAGCAAAGGAGAGTGGAACAATGGCAAAGACAAAAGAACAGATTATCCAGAATGTGAAAAACGATGCAGTAAGCTTTGCGGTAAATATTGCCAATGATAACAGTCATGGATACAGTCAGAGAATTAGGAGTTTATACGAAATTAACATTCCGAAATCTTTTGACTGTAGCTCATTGGCACTTACTGCTTATTACTATGCGTTCCTCAAAAATGGGCTTACCAAACAGGCGCGTTATCTCAAAGAGAATTGCTCTTATACTGGCAATATGCTCAAGATGCTGAATGCCGGATTTGAGGTTGTCGCTAGGAATCAGACCGCACACAAACAGATGATAAAAGGCGACCTGGAACTGGCGGACAATAATCCGAATGGATCCAATAGTCATGTAGCAATGGCGATTGGTAAGAACGACATTGTTCATGCCAGAAGTTCGGAGGGCACAAAAGATACGAAAGATAATTCTGGAAATGAGATCCGTACACAGCCCTGGTACCTGTACAGTCACGGATGGACGCATCGTCTTAGATTTACTGGAAAAGGAATTGATTTTAGTGGACTTACCAATACTACTGGAAGTAAGCCTACCGCAAAACCATCAACTAGCACAAAACCATCAACGACCACATCGAAAGGAGCCGGTTATATGTTTGAGCCAAAATTAGTAAAACTTGGAAGCGAAGGAACTTCTGTCCTGTTGCTTCAAGAGATTTTGATCGCAAGAGGATTTAAAGGAAAAAACGGGAAAGCACTGAGCTTATCCAGAAAAGCAGATGCAAATACCATTTATGCATTAAAACAGTATCAGAAATCCAGAAACGGGGTTCTGAGCGTTGACGGGGAATGCGGAAAGAACACCTGGAAAGATTTGATTGCCATCTAATAATTGGCTAATGGCATTGCCACCTTTTTGTCGCTGATAGGAACAAAAGACAAAACCGACTGGTACTACATCCGCATTGCCGGAAAGTATTTCGGATTTGTTTCCACGAAATATATTTGCAAAGTGTGATAAATGTGATATAATAAATATACCATAATTCAACTCCTCCCCAGAGTTTGGATATGAACTCAAAAAAGAGATGATCTGTTTTTATTCCTTGACAGATCATCTCTTTTATTTTATTTAATAATATATTCCCAATATTGATTTTTAATATCCGCATATCCGTTCTTACGAATCAGTACTTTATCACCAGAAAACATCGTAAAATCAGAATCCAGCTTTTGCACATAATCCATGTTTACAACAAATGACTTATGGCAACGCAAAAACCGTTTATCAAGGTAAGGCTCAACCGACTTTAAAGTTGCATACATACTGTGCATAATCCCGTTCGTGCAATGAACAAAAACTTGCTTATCCCGTGCTTCGAGGTACTCGATTTTGTTCAATGGAATCCTTATAATGCAATCTCTGTGTCTGATTGTGAGCATCTTGTGTTTCATATCACTCAAGGTATTGTCAATCATAGAAAACATTCTTCCGTGTTCATTTCCCTTGATGATATAATGCGTAAATTCAACATCCAACGCATCAAAAACAAAATCCTTGTGAGCTGTCCAGAAAGCAATTTTGCCCTTATATCCACACTCTCGGAGTTCTTTGGCAATATCCACGCCATTTTCGTTTTTAAGTATTACATCCAAGACAATCATATCAAACCATTTTCCGTCCTTAACATCATCTATCAAGGGTTCCCCACTGAAATAACCGTCTATCGTATAATTCCGGTCACCGTTTTGCTTCAAAAACGGTTCAATCCGATGCTTAAAATACTCAACCTGTAGTTCACAATCGTCACAAATAGCAATTTTCATAGTAATCACCTTCCGTTTATCGCCTACGCTTCAACTTTCATCAGATTATCCTCATCTAATCAATTAATTATGGTAATATAGTAGCACTGAAACGGAAATGTGTAAATAGTTCAGCAGAAGTTCGAAAAAAATCGACATCTTAATACGTTGGTACAGCCTGCCAGATTACTCTGGGGAGGAGATGTGATCGTGAATGCAGGTTTTACCATAAAACGAGCCGGGGAGTAAAATCCTCGGCTCTTTGCTTTACAATGAATTATTTTTGATATGAAATTAAGTCTGTAGTATATTCGTTATCATATTCTGCTAATGGACGAATCGTTAATGCGAAATCTACGTTTGACACATCGGAAATTCCGTTTGCTGTAAGAAAATCATCTGTAGGAGTTAGGGTCACAAGAGTTTTGCAACCATCTAATAAATACTGATTGAATATTTCATAACTATCTGACATTGTAAAATCGTTATAAGTCTCAGAAGTTACATCGTATGCGAAATACTGTCCAGTAGTGTTTGTGATACAAAATGTGAAGCTGTTACCCTCTGAGGAAATGAAATCGACACTAATGCCGTTCTGGTTATACAAGTTCTGTGCACTGTCAAATACAGGAGAAGAAACCACAGTAGTTCCAGTTACGTCAGCGTGAATCTGACCGCTGTCAAAAGCCTTGAAGCTCTTTGTATTGTCGTAAGCCCACAAGAGAACGTCAAAGCTATCTACTTCGTCCATCTGGTAGTCTTTGAAGAAATCTTTATTTTCCCATGTATCTATCAGCTCCAAAGTAGAATTCGCTTTCTTTCCGGGTGCTACATCAGAGGAGTTTATGCCATACTGATCGCCGCCTGCCATAATACCGTTTATGGCATAAGCATAAGGAGCTATGCCTAAATTTAAATTAGAATTGTTTTCGATATACAGTCCTATAGTGCCTGTGGACGGGGAATCGGTTAATCCTTTTGTTTCAACATGAATGCCGTTCTCTTCGTATAGTACAAAATCTTCCGCAAAAACATTGGATGGCATGGATACAAGTAAAATACTTGACAGCCCAATACTGGCTAAAAACTTTACTTTCTTTCTCATAAAAATATTTCCTCCTTAGTAAAATTTGCATATATTATACCGCAAGATTCAATAATAGCATAGTCAAAACCGAAATGTTTTTCATATTTTTATCCATTAAAAATGCAGTTTTATCGTTTTTCCCGATTAATTTGCACAAAAAGTGGTATAACTAAATACATAAATTATAGACTAAAGAGGTATATATTATGAGGAAGATTAAGAAATTGCTGATCGCAGCAGGAGTAATTCTCTTTGCCAACTACATAATTCACTTGCCAATGTGCGTGAAAGACTATGCCAATAAGGATTTTGGTATATACTCAACCCAAACTATGCACAAGCATTCAACGCTTACTATGAGTGCGGTTTTGAAACCGGCGTCTAAATCTACGCTCAAATTCTACATTTCACCGCACAAATCAGATTTTATCTTTGACTACACAAATAATTTCTATGCGATCATAAATATTCCAGTCTATCTCTGGCAGTTTGCAAGGGCGAATATTAATCCATGTGTCCTGTTTCATTGGATCTGCGGAAAATATGATAAAAATAAATGTTCGAATGCATATTTTCTACTGTCCAGACATATACTGTAGTAAAGTTTCGATTGGGAGGGCTACTATGGATTACAAAGAAAAAATTATTGAATTGCTGGATAAAGTTAAAACAGAAAATACTTTTAAAAGAGTATATAAATTGTTAGAGTATTTATACTTGAAAGAAAAGTAACTAAAAATTGCCGCACCCATGAAAATAGGTGCGGCATTCTAATTATTCTGTTTTTAAATCATCTGGAGAAGCAGAGAAATAATATTCAAATTCGGAACTATCATACTTAGAACCCATCATTTCATTCAGCTTATCGGCAATTGATTCGCCCATTTCCTCTCCAAATTCAGAATCTTCAACTTTTGTTCTTTTATATTCCGCAAAAATATTTCCCCAATCGTCCTGTGTTCCAGCGTAGTAAATCTGAATAAGATCGCCATTTTCTTTAGGACTTAAATAAGACAATGCTTTGTCGGTTACATTCTCCATGCTTTTTGGGAAAAATACTTTTTGAACATCACAGGAATTAAAAATAGCGTCATATATCTCAGTTATTCCTTCTTGGAAAATGATGGATTCAACATACGAATTTCCGATTCCAACCTGAAAATCCGATAAATCTGTTGCATAGTCTGTTCCGTCAATATTGTATGTCGGAAGAATTTCTAAAACCTTGCATTTTCCATCATATCCATGTAATTTCACAGTGCTTCCTTCGATATCATAATCGAAATCACTGATTGTGCCATATTTTTCAGAATCATCTTTCTTTACTTCAACACCAGTAACACCCCCGGCATAAACTGGAATGGGAACCCCTAAAATAGTAAAAGAACAGATTGTCACTAATAGTTTCTTCTTCATTTGTAATTCCTCCTTAGTATTTGAATATGAATATATTATACCATTGGCGACAGAAATAATATAGGAGAATATAAAGAAAGACCAGAGATTTTTTATTCCCCGGTCTTTCTTTTTTTAATTATTTTCCAGTTCGTTAAGGATTTCTTCGAGTTGCTTCCAATGTTCATCGCTGAGCTTGGCAAACTTCACAAGGATTTTCTTTGTAAAGTCGTTGTCGCCGGTCATAACTGAATCTACGATAGCCTGCGCATCGCTATCGTCGTCTCGGAACATGCTTCCAGTTCCGTTCACGAGCCAGTCATAGGAAACATTGTAAGTATTACAAATCAGCTTCAAAAAATCTTCGTTGGGATTTGTTCTTCCAAGCTCTATGTTTTCGATTTTTCCGCGACTTTTTAATCCGAGTTTTTTAGCGAAATCTTCTCTTGAAAGTCCTAAATACTTACGCAACTCTTTCAATCGCTCATCCATTTTATAAACCTCCTTTCATTATTTTATGATAAAAGTATAACATTTTATAATTACGTTGTCAACGTAAAAATATTTAAAAATACGTTGACAATGCGTTATAAACGTGATAATATACATTTACAACGTAATTAACTATGGGAGGTGAACAAATGTCAGAGGAAAAGCGACAGCTCATTAGAGATGTAACAACAAGAATCAATAAACTTCCAGAAGATAAGAAACATTATATTTTGGGATATATGAATGGAGTTGCTGATACTGTTGAGAGCAATCCCCAGAAAAAAGGCGGAGGCATGGAAAGGAAATAAATGGACTGTTTACAGATTTTTAACTCAAAAGATTTCGGCCAAATACGGACAGTAGAAATTAACGGAAAGCTATATTTCGTAGCAAATGATGTGGCAAGAGCACTGGGATACAAAAGACCGGCAGATGCAGTTACGGCACATTGCAAGGGGTCGGTAAAGCACCGATGCCTTACTGACGGAGGAGAGCAGGAATTAAAAGTCATTCCAGAAGGAGATATATACCGCCTCACTACTCGGAGTAAACTTCCGTCAGCAGAGAAATTTGAAAAACTGTGAGTCGCATTCTCGTTACTTCAGTGATGAGTTAGACGCACTA